CAGACGGTAGCTTTGGATTTGGTGGTGCGTGTTTTCCTAAAGACACTACCGCTATGTTAAAGTTTGCCGAACAACATAACGTTGCTCTTAATGTTTTGGATGCAGCCGTTAAGAAAAATACATTACTAAGGTTGACAGAACCTAAATAATACTGTACTATACAGTATGCAGGCAATCCTCTGCCTTTAAACATCGGAGAATAATAAAATGAGTGAAAACCAAACAGGCCTAGATGCAATGGCAGGCAATGGCGGATACCAAGAAGACAAATATCTAGGAAACTATCTTCGTTCTAAAATGAGACGTGACAACAAACGTTTCTGGGCAGGGGATAACATCAGTGAATATGTCAACGACCATAACATAGAGCAACTAATCGACGAAGCTGAAGAAGCATTTGAACTAGTGCTAGATCGGTTGCTTATTGATCGAGAAAATGATCCCAATAGCAAGGGTACTGCTCGCCGACTGGCTAAGATGTATTTTAACGAAATAATGGTAGGACGATATGAACCAGCACCAGACGCAACAGCGTTCCCAAATGATAGCGCCGACCGATACGAAGGTATGCTGGTGGTTAGAAGTGAGCTACGAAGTATGTGTAGTCATCATCACCAGCCTGTATCTGGTGTTGCTTATATTGGCATCATTGCAGCCAACAAACTTATTGGCCTTAGCAAGTACACTCGTATTGCTCAGTGGTGTGCTCGTCGTGGTACATTACAAGAAGAACTATGTAATGACATTGCTAGAGAAATTAGCAAAGCTACTGATTCCGAAAATGTAGCAGTTTATGTGCAGGCGATTCATGGGTGTTGCGAAAATCGCGGTATTATGGCACACTCATCCTTGACACAGACTACAGTACTTAAAGGGTCGTTTAAAGACGACCCTCATACAAAGAAAGAGTTCTTTGATAATATTAAACTCCAGCAAGAATTTGCACCAAGATAATGGTACCAGCACTAGCTGAATCTTTAAATAAAGTTAACAAACAATTTGAGCAACTATCAGGTTGCTTTATTCCAAATCTTCATTTATAATATACACATTAAAGGATAATAATGAAAAACAAAGGTAAACTCAATATTCCAAGTCGTCCACAAATGGCGCAACGTGCCGCGGCACAACAACGTCCTGCTGGCCAACCCGGAGCATCTCCTTTTATGGCAGGTGGGCAAAAGCCCAGTGTTATGATCGCTGTTCCGGCGATGGAAATGGTTAATGCTGAGTTCGCACAGCATCTTGCTATGGCTGCCGCTAATATGGTTGCCGCTGGGATTAAAATTAATTGTGCTTTTAACATTGGTTCAGTTATTACTATTGCTCGTCGAAACTTAGTAGATATCTTTTTGAAAAGCGACTTCACACACATCTTCTGGGTTGACTCAGATATGAAATTTCCAATTGATGCACCAATTAGATTGCTAGAACGCAATAAAGATATTGTAGGTGCTAACTATCGCCGTAGACGTTTTCCAAATCCTAACTTTACAGGTATGAGTGGTAAGGCTGGAACATTCACTGAATTCCAAACCACTGACAATAGTCCAGCAATGGAACTGATTGATGTATTGCCACATGGATTGGTTATGTGTACTCGTAGAGTATATGAGAAGATTCCACAGCCACATTACCTACAAGAGTTTATCCCTGCATTAAACTTGGAAATTGGCGAAGACATTTATTTCTGTCAGCAAGCTCAAAAGGCAGGATTCGAAGTGTGGTGTGATCAAGAACTGAGCCGTGAAACAGCTCATATTGGTATTTTCCACTTTAACTATAATTTAAGTGTTCCAAAATAAAGGATGGTACAGTATGTACGAATCAATAGAAATTCGCAAAGTTAAAAACGGTGTTATCGTGACTTTGCGCAATGACGAAGATGAAGATCAAGAGTATGTTTATGATACTGACCGCAAGGCAGTAAAATTCGTCAAAGATCTTCTCGAAGTTAAAAGCAAAGAGCAAGCTCCGGCTTGATAAACTATGACAGTTAAAAAAAGATATAGTGTAGGAGATCTTGTGTGGATTTACGGTATTCGTAAAGATAATATTAAATCCACACAAGGTACTGTGATCAAATCATTTAATATCGAAGGATATAATGATATGCATTATGTAGTATCCATTCCTACAGAAATAGAACCTTTGCTTGAGATTCGAACATGGCAAACTATTAGTCAAACTGCTGACGGACATGTGGGTAGTTTACGCGAGTCATTTGAAAATCCAGATGCGGCACATCGTTTGTTGTCTAGAACTGGTATGGCTATTATCTCCAACGACGAAGACGATGAGTATGACGATGAAGATAGCGCCAGCGGGTTTGATGAAGATGATGTTAGTTCAGATGCTATTCATGCCGCATTAGAAAAGTCTCAACTAGATTCTAGTCATGGACCGTTAGTTCTTAAAGAAAATAAACCCAAGCGTAGAAATTTTCCCCGAAAGAAAAAGGCGTGAGTGCGTTAGACGATTTACAATCAGTAATATTTAAATGGAAAGATCAGCAGTCTGTGATTAAACCTACATTACATCGCAGAACCCCGGAGTGTTATCGTCTTCAACTTATAGAAGATTTTGGAATTGTTGATGATGCAGGCAATCATTTTCCTACGAGTAATTTAGATGATTCGGTGAGATGGGTTGATGAACAATTACAAGAGTGGCCTGACTGTAAACGTATGGCTTGGGACATGTGGGATTTTAAACATTGCAAAGATGCTGAAAAGTTTATAACTTTATTTCATCTATCATGTCCGGTAAAGTAAGATTTCAAGAAGTTGAAGAAAATGGTCAGCTACTTGTGAAAGAAATTCACAAGGTAGTTGTACATAAATTTAACATGGGCGACGTCGAAGATCCTGATTTGTATGCCGCAGAACCTTTATGGAAATGGCAAGAGAGTGAGCAGGGTAAGTTTGTCATGGAACATGCAATTGAATCTCCAGTATGGCACAGGCAAGTAGATGTACATACTTACGGGCACCTATATATTGTAGTAGCAGAACTTGAAGCAAAGAAACTAAGCGAATTTTATCTAAGATGGGGCAAAGATGGAAGTAGTAAGATACGGTGAGACCTGCACCGTTAAACAGGCAAACTCAAGTAAAACAGTAGAGGCGGCAGTGCATGAGTTTAAAGAACGACAGAACTTAACTGTGGTACTAAACAAAAGTGTGAAGTTGCCCATGACGTGGAATGGTAAGATGTATGAAGGTCGTATGGCTGGAATTGACTTTACTAGTGCAGGTCCTTCAATTAATAAAACAACAACAGGGCGAGGCTAGTATGAAATTCTTTGAGCCTCTACGAGACGACTTAATGGTACAGCAACAGATCAATAACAGTTGGGAACACATGGTTGGCGTTATCATGCTTAATCAAACTGGTCGCAAACCAGTCAAACTGACTTTGCCAGAATTTCTATATTGGTTTCCTACTCCCCAGGCATTGCTACAAGCTGAAGAAGATTTTGTCAAAACTATACTAGCACCATTGGGTATGATGAATGTACGCTACAAACGTCTTGTACAAATGAGCCGAGACTACTTGACCTGGGATGGTGAAGATGCTACAATGCTGTATGGTATTGGAAAATATGGTAGTGACAGTTATGAAATATTTTTCAAACAGAACTATTCAGTAGAGCCCACAGACAAAGAATTAAAAAGATATCTAGAAGAAGTATATGAATCCATTTAAAGATCAAGAAAAATTTATGCGGGCCTGTGGACAAACCGTTGATAGTCTAAACGAAAAACAATATAGTATGTACGTTAACCTTATTGCTGAAGAACATCAAGAGTTGTTAGAAGCCACACTGTCAGAAGATTCTGTAGAGCAATTAGATGCTCTTATTGATATCCTAGTTGTGACTATTGGTGCTATTCATAGTATGGGTGCAGATGCGGAAGGTGCTTGGAAAGAAGTCATGTCAACTAACTTTGCCAAAATTGATAAAGAAACAGGCATGGTTCGTAAACGAGAAGATGGCAAGGTACTTAAACCAGTGGGTTGGGTTCCGCCAAATTTAAAACCATTTATTAAAAAATAATTGACAAGCAATCCTGTTTCATGTATAATTAAATACATAAACAGGATTTTTACTTATTTTAGGAGATTATTATGTTTGAAACAACTTATGAAAGCGGAATGTCATATCGTTCTGCCAGCGAAATTAATTCAGCAATGGGCCGTGTTTACGGACATATGAGCCTTGCTGTTATTGTATCGATGATGGTTAGTTATTTTGTAGGCACCAGTCCAGAGTTGCTGGAATTCTTTTTTACCGGCATGCTAAAGTGGATTGTAATCTTTTCACCGCTGGTGGCAATCTTTGGTGTTAGTATGGTATTGGCTACTAATCCTAGTAAATCTGTAGCACAGTTATGCCTACATGGCTTTGCGGCCCTGATGGGATTGAGTTTTGCTACAATATTTGCTGTGTTCACTATGGGCAGTATTGTGTCAGCATTTATGGGTGCGGCAATCTTGTTCGGGGTCATGAGTGGATATGGATATTTTACAAAACGTAGTTTGGATAGTCTTGGTAAGTTTATGTTCGTAGGGCTGATTGCCATTGTTATTGCCAGCATCGTCAATATTTTTATTGGTAGCACAGTTATGCAAATGGTTATTTCAGCATTGGCTATTATCATCTTTCTAGGCCTAACTGCCTATGACACACAGAAGATTCGAGAAGAACTCAGTATAGAAACCAGTGATAGTGCAGAAGTTCGTGGAGCATTAACTCTGTACATGGACTTTATCAACTTGTTTATAAACTTATTGCAATTGTTTGGAGATAGAAAATAATGCGTGAATACATTAATATTGTAGAAGGTATCACAGATACTTGGTTTAAGACTGACAGTTTCAAAACTTACAAACGACCTGCTAAAGAAAAGTACGAGATTGCTAATGAGCCGGGTACAATTGATACACTAGAAGGTCCAGTTAAGTACCCTGCAGGCTACTACATTATGACTGGACCAAAAGGTGAACAGTATCCTATCAGCCCAGAAAAGTTTAAAGAACTTAAAGACGATCTAGGCCGCGGTGTTTGCACTCCAAAGAAAATTATCAAGATTGCTAAACTTGCAGACCACTCTGGATCAGTTGACACAAGCTGGGGAGAGAAGCTACACTATAATCCAGGTGAAGATGTTATTGTTCGTCACGGTGAAAACGACTACGGTGTAGTTAAAAAAGATATATTTGCACAAACATACGAGAAACTATAATGGCACAACATACAAATTACTGGAGTTGCACTCCTTTTGCAGATTGGGTACGTGGTACTACAAAAGGCGGCCCTAAGACTGCGGACGGATGGGATGAATGGGAAAAGACCGCTGAACGCAGTCATCGAGTTCGTTATTGGATCGCTGAAGAAGGCCTAGGCTATATCCAAGATTTTGTCACATGGCCTATTAGAAAGATTCACGATGTTAAGTATTACATCAATAACCGTTGGGTTAGCCGTACTCACTCTCTTACCGCTCATCCTAGTAATATTAAGCCTGGTGATTGGTGTGATGTTGGCAATCGATTCCTTCCATGTCTATTTAACGAGCTCGTGGACTTTGTTGAAATTGAACAAGCCTGGAGCCACATTGCTTGGGATGATCAAGCAAGAGTTAAGTATCGTGCTCCTTTTTGGGCTAGTGGTTGGTTCCGTTGGCGTGTTTGGCGTTGCCCTGAGGCAGGCCTTGACCATTTAAATTGGGCTATGACACTGACCAATAGTGATTGGTGCGAACCCGATCATCCTGATTATAACAAACCTACTGGTCAGGCTATCCGTGCCAAAGAGATCAAAGAACTTTATATGTGGTGGACTACAGTATATCCCAATCGTCCCGATCCATACGAAGCAAGTGGTTGGAGTGCGTACTGTGAAGCACAACGTGAAGCAAATGGTGGCCGACTAAGTTTCAGTGGTGAGAAAGATCCTGTGCTTAAAAAGCAAAGCGACAAGGCTCATAAACTTCTTCAAAAAATTGAAAAACAATATGCAGATGAAGACGAAAAAATGATGATCCGTCTTATTAAAGCTAGAGATAGCTTATGGACCTAAAAGTACAAACACCAGCAGTTGGCATTTTAAAAAGAAGTGATTGGGGAGATGCCATAACTTATCAAGTTGTATGTGAGTGTGCCGATCCCGATCACGATCACAGAGTTTGGGTAGAAGCAGACAATCACAATGTCACTATCACTACATATACAACACAAAAATCCCAATGGTGGAGTCTGAATCGATGGCAAACTATTTGGATCTTGTTGACCAAGGGCTATGTTGAATATGAAGCTAATATTATTATGACTCGACAACAAGCTCTAAATTATGCTAACACGTTGCAACAGGCTGTAGCAGATGTAGAAGTATTTAGAAAACAAAAAAGGTGAAATAAAATGGCAATGTTTACCGTTAGAACATATTACAAAAAATCATGTGAACAGCATGAATATTTTTACAACCGTAAAATTGATGGTGCAAAGATCATTATCAAAGATGGATATCGAAGTGCAGAGTTTAGTGTAGAAACTAACGACGACAAGTTTCCAGAATTTAATTTTACTAATTGCCCAGGTGGTAGCAGTGATTTAGACAGCGTCGATTTGTTTAGTTGCTTTGGCGACAATGTTGAACAAACTGAACTTATTGAAATGTTTGACGGCGGATGCTGGGGCGACATTGAAATCGAAGGCATCGACGATGAGGATGAAGTTGAACGCTTAACAGATCTTATCAATGAAGATGGATCTTATGCCTTAGAAGATGACGGTGATGGTGATTGGTACCTAAGCGACACCGAGTGTTGGGTATGGGGTCCGTTAGAAGTTGAAGATGAAGAAGGTAATATCCGTATCATCTGTGCAGACGAAGATGGCAATTTAATTGATTTTGAGGAATAAAATGGCAACTCGTAAAAAGAAAACAGAAGTTATTATGTCTGCTGATATTGCAGAAATGATGGAAACAAAAGTAATAAAAGGCAGTCATTTAACAATTACCTATAAGAATGGCTATCCTGAAAAATTAGAATGGGATGACGAAGCACTGATGCGTGATGTTCGTGATGCTATTGCTGGTGCAGAATTTGCTGATATGAAACCTGCAGTGAAAGCCAAAGTCTTAACACGTAAGAAAAAAGAAAAACTATGAGTAAAGTTTACCTCATCAAACCTCTACATAAAAAAAGTATCTGCTGGCATATAGAAATGTTCCGTGATAATGCGGACGGTTCTACCAGCTGGTTTAACATCGATGATCACTATCGATGGGGGCAAGGGTTTGTTGAAGAAGATATGGACTGTAATCTCCCTTGGGAAGGTGATGTACAGGCACATGCCAAGACAGACTGTGGATGGGGTGCTGAACTAGATGATCAACACTCTTGCTGGTTTGAGTTCAGTGACGATATCGCTGAAGAAGAACAAGAGCGTATTAAAAAATGCTACCTAGATGGTGACGGTGACGAAGAATGGGAACGTGCTGGGGCTGCTTGGCTCTATGAAGGCGAGCACGAATGGCAGTTTGAGGACGACTACCTTGTTATTGATGCTCCATATCAAGTTAGTTTATGCAAAGATGACGGCACGGTTATCGAAGAAAATGTTAAACTAAAACCCAGACCTACTGTATCAGGTGGCAGTAATGCATGGCCGTTTCCGACATGACTAAAATTTCTCAAAGTCCAGATCGACACACCTTTCAAAAAGAAGGGTATATTAAACGTTGCGAAGAACAAGGCAAACTGCCTAACCCCGACTATATTGAGATGTACAAATCTTGGAGAGAAATGGAGGAAGAACAGATAACAAATACAGACTGGCAGAAAGATAACATGGAGTATGATCTCCGAACCTGCAAATCTATGCTAGAAAAAGTTCGTGCCAGTGACACCTATGCTCAACATCTATATGCGGCCATGTGCAACAATGAGTTTCAAAAATTAGATGTCATGCCCATTCTTAGAGATCAACGGTGGAGTGCCTCGTGGAGAAGTGCCGGGGGCATTATTGCTGACATGCGTGAAGAAGGTGACTACATTGATTGGTACTGTAGCGGAATTGGCGAAGGTCTTGGCAACGGAGATGTGGATGGCACTAGAGGGTATGTACCCGAAGGATACGTGTCCGATGAAATACAAGAAGACCTAAAACAATTAGGGTGGATTGTTGTAGAAGATCAGAACAACAAATTTTAATTGCTCCAACCAACTTCCTTAATAATTGGAACCCACTTTTCTCTTAACTGCATCATACTTGCTTTAAACCCTTGAGATGTTTGTTCTTTAGGTTCAGCAAACATAAGATTTTCACGTAAAAATCGTTGACCTTCATTAGAACGAATAGCATTGGTAAAGTTAGTCACATACCAATCATTAATTTCTTTATCTGTATTTTTAGGCAGTATAATTCCCCAGGCGGCATAAACATTCATCCCTGGAATTAGATCTTTCATTAAAGGTACATCCTTAATAGCATCGATTTTATATTCGCTACATAACGCAATAATTTTAATTTTGCCTGATTGTGTTAGTGTATTAGCAACTGCTACAGGAATGATGCCAAATTCTACGTGGCCACCTGCTACATCTTGACCTGCCTGTGCCGGGCCTTTATAAGGAATAGTTTTAACTAGTGATCTATTGCCTTTGATATTATACATCATATATTCATAGGCTAGTTTATGTGCTCCAGATCCGGCGGCAATATTAATAGGCTTATCTGTATTCTTAACCCTATCTAAAAACTCTCGAGGCGTGTTAACGGCGCTGGCAGAATTGGCAATAATAGCAAGAGGACTCTTTGCTAGAGTTAAAACGTATTCAAAATCATCTAATGTATATTTTTTGTTTTCTGGATTAGAAAAATCAGCAGTGACCCATACTCCTTGATGACTGGGTACAGAAATGTGATAGCCGTCATTGGGCAACTTAATAAAGTGATTCATTCCTATGGTGCCATCTCCGCCGGGACGATTTTCTACAATAAAATTAATCTTAGGATTAGCTTTTTCGATAATGCTACTAATTCCTCTAAAACTTAATTCGTTGCCCGAGCCGGGGGCAAACCCAATAACTGCTGTTATAGGCTTATTTGGTTCCCAAGCGTGTGCCAGTGTAGTAATTAGAGATACTGCTATTACTTTAATAATGAAACTAATATATCTGGCCATTGTTTGTTTATCTCCATAGTTTGTCCAAAATTTTGTTTGATCCACTTGGGTGTGAAATAATTCCAAGTTAGATTGTGTTTGCTTGCAAATTGCAAAATGTTATTATTCTGTTTAGCTATCTCGCCTAGCATAGTTGTACTATCTTTGTATGCCACATAACTAGGATACTTGATGTTAAACCCGCCTGCTTCATGCCACCAAGCATAACTGGCCATGTCTGGTCTATAAACTAACATAATCCAATCGTCGGGGAAACATTCCCTAACTGAATCTAACTTATAAGCCCAGTCATGGCTTTTAACTATTCTAGTACCGCCTTGTTTAGTCCAGGCATAGTCAATATAACGGTCATCAAGATAGGCTTCTAGTTCCATTCCTGCGCCAAAGTAGGCACCTTTGTGTCCACTGTATTGATTGTGATTATATGCCCTAGCAGGAGTTCGATCGCTGATATTAAATCCATCTAAAGATTCTAATGTTTGAGCAATACCACTCCAACGACTTCCTGGCACGCCTGTGAAAAATATTCTATTAGGTAGCATAGTATTAAATATATATTTAATGAACATATGACAGTCGACCAAAATTATTTAAACTACTACTTCGGAAATATCTGGCACCGCAAAAACGGAGACCTACAACAATTTGATAAAACAGGACTTAGCCTAATCGAAAAGATTAAACCAGGTGAAACTGTTATAGATGTTGGTTGTGGCGCCAATCCATTTAAAGGACGTATTCCAAACCTAATCGGAATTGATCCAGCATTTGATCAAGCTGACATAAAGTGTGGCATTGACGAATACCAAACAGATCAAACATTCGATGTTGCATTTTGTTTAGGCAGTATTAACTTTGGAGAAGTCACAGATATTGAAAGACAAATTGCCAAAGTCATTACCTTACTAAAACCCACTGCTAGAATTTACTGGCGTTGTAATCCCGGATTACAAGATCATAAAAACGAAGAATGTAAATTGATTCCTTTCTATCCATGGAGCATCGAGGAGCATGTCCGATTAGCAGACAAGTTTGGATTTAGACTGGCAGAATGTTCTTGGGACACAAAGAATCGTATCTACGCCGAATGGCATAGACCTTAACCAAAATACGTGCTACAATAGGACTATGTCCAAATCTATAGTTCTATCCGAAAAAATATGGGCAAACCTCTATAATCAAATTGCCCGAGATTATCCGCCCAGTGTGTTGTTAATTCGCCACAAAATGCGAGAAGTTTTGGGCTTTACTGTAAGGCGGCATGAAGTATGGTTAGATCGGAATGTGGATAGCAGAGATTTTGGCTACGGAACCAAATATTGTGTATATACAATACATTTGGATTTTTATAACGAGCCAAAACGGACTATGTTTTTACTCAAATATTCGGATATAATTGGTAAAACCTCTCTTGACATAGAGTGAAAATCAGTGTATAATACATACATACACTAGTAAAAAGGAGTGCAAAATGGCAACAGTAGCAGGCATTAAGATAAAACCCAAGGTTAAAAAAGAAAAAGTCACCAGCATAAGCATTCGTGAGAATGCTAAACGCGACTACAGCCCAAAATGGGATGGTGCAGAAACTTGGACAGGTGAGCAATTCCTGCGTCACTTCCAAGGTGCTATGCGTTATTACCGCATGGAGTCTAGTGGCAAAGAACTTAAACCCAAGGTCATTGACTGGATGGGTCGTAATGGCTATGCTAAAAAAGACATTCAAGCATTTAAAGATACCCGTGACGGACGTTGCGAGTTGACAGTAGGTGCCATTGCCGCTTGTCTGATCAAAGGTATGCCAGACATGCATCCAGAATTTAACGATGGTCGTAGTACAGCAACATGGCTCAAGACAGAGATTGCTAAGATTGTAGACAGCGGCAAGTGGGATGAAGCACCTGAAGAAGAAGTTAAGGTAGTTAAAACTCCTGCTCAAGTGTTTAACATTCAAGATCGGATCCGTGAGCAGGCAGGCGATATGAGTGAAGAAATTGATGCGGCTATTGATTCTTGGATTATGGATCCCGAAGCCTTTGATCCTAAAGCATTTAAAATCGTTAATTTGCTTAAAGGCAAAGGTGCTAAGGCCGCACAGGCTCGATACATCAAAGGCTTCTTTATCAAAAGTTTAGAGGAATTACAAGAACTGGCTAGTGGCCAGGCAGACGAGCAGTTGCGTGAAGCCTACAAACATAATAGCCGTAAGAATGTTAAGAAGTTAATTGATTTCTACGAAAGCATTATGGCTGCCTGTGAGCAGATTACTGCAGAAGCTAAAGTGTTGAAGAAGCCACGTGCGGCCAAAGTTAAGCCTGCAGAGGAGATTGTTAAGAAGCTCAAATTCATGTTGAGTGATACTAAACTTGGTATTACCAGTGTTCCGCCAGCGACTATTATTGGTGCCCAAGGTGTTGCAGTTTATAATACAAAGACACGTAAGATTGGTTATTACATTGCCAAGTCTAGTGCAGGTCTTAGTGTTAAAAATTCTAGCATTACAGAGTTTACAGAAAAGAGTACACAGAAAACTCTGCGTAAGCCTCCAGAACAGATCAAAGAGTTCAAAGAGCAGAATACACAGAAGCGTTTTGAAACTTGGTTTGTTAAGAATGTTAAAACTACAGAGACACCGCTCAATGGACGTTTTAGCGAAGATACAGTTATTTTGAAAGTATACAAATGATTAATTTAAAAGAATGGATGGAAGTTGTTAATTATCGCATCACAGAGGGCAGTAATTTTATGTGGGACTGTTATGGTCCTGATAGTTATAGTCTAGACAGTTGGAACGGTGACCAAGATGGTCATAGTTTTTCAATTACTTTTGATACTAAGACACAGGTTGTCTATGAAGTTCAAAGTCATGATTATAGAACCCAGAGAGCATATCGCTTGGTTAATCCTGATTTTGCATCTGAACGAGATGTTGAAAGCGCAGATCGTAATGTTGCCTTAAACGAAGCATGGGACGGCGTTGACTATGTCGATTTAGAAGAAGATGATGACTGGATTCAAAAAGCACTGGCCATTGAAGCTGGTGAAGACTACGATACTCGTATCAGTGTTCCATTAGAGTTGGAAGATGACGTGCTGTTGGCTCTAATGAAAAAAGCACACGAATGTGATTTAACATTTAACGAATTTGTAGAAGAAGCATTGTTAAACTTAATAAAAGAATTTAAAAACAATCCAGCATCAACTAGAGCTAAATCACAACAATGGCTAGAAGATCATGACGCTACCTGACGAACGCTATCGCGCTATATTGTTGGCTAGGAGTCTTTGCGAAGACCTTTTAGATCCTAAAAAAACTCCTAGGATACCAAAGATAATTAGAAAACGAGCTCGCAGTGTGCTGAGACATTTTCCAGAAGAATACTATCTCAGTATGCTAGCAGAAAGCCGACCGGATATCTTAGAGCGTAGAGGAGAGCCCTACGATCCTCTTTATAAAATGGTTAAAGATTACGACATAGGAAAAAGCAATGAAGATAGGTCTTAGTTATAGTCGTTGTGTTAGAGACATTGTGGATGGCAAAGTAGATATCAACGATGTCTTAGTCATTGTTGCTCGCACTGACTTTGATCCCAACATTGAAGAACAGTGGGACGGTATCTGGCACGGATATCATAACAGAGGCGGTTGGAGTAATCCCGAGTGGGGTCACTACACAGACGAAGATGAAGAACGGTTCCGTGATGTAAGTAAAGAACTATACAGTAGAGGCCTGCTACATCAACCACGTCAGTTTGGGGCACATCCTAGTCGCTTGCCATATTATTGGCTTGAAGCAAGTTTACCAGCAGATGAACTAGAAAGTAGACCTGCTGTGAAAAAAGCCTGGGAACAATTTCAAATTGTTGCCGGCTTATCAAAATCTACAAAAATTTTAAAGGATGAATTTTAATATGTTAGTACCAATGGTGGTCGAAAAGACCGGACAAGGCGAACGAGCCTTTGATATTTTTAGCCGATTGCTCAATGAACGCATTGTGTTTTTAAATGGCGGAGTTGATGATTACAGTAGTAATTTAATTGTAGCACAGATCTTACATTTAGAGAGTGCCGATTCGGAAAAGGATATCCACTTTTACATTAATAGTCCTGGGGGTGTTATCACATCAGGTATGGCTATCTATGATGTTATGCAGTTTGTCAAACCAGATATTTGTACCTACGTCATGGGGCAGGCCTGTTCAATGGGTAGCTTTTTAGCACAAGCCGGAACAGCAGGCAAACGTTATATGCTCCCACATGCTCGCCACATGATACATCAGCCTAGCGGTGGTGCTCGTGGTATGCAGAGTGATATTGCTATCCAATACAAAGAAATTACACAGATGAAAGACATGTTAACTAAACTGTATGTTAAACATAATACCGCAGGTAAAACCTACGAGCAATTTGAAAAGGACATGGATCGTGACACATTTATGAGTGCAGAAGAAGCATTAGCCTATGGGCTCTGTGATAAAATTGTTGACAAACGATAAACAAGAGAATCTAAAAATTGTTAGACACGAGATCAATAAACTTAAATAACAATAACCGGTCTTCGGCTTTCATCCCGGTATACAAACTCTGCTGCCTATGCTATAATCAACATAGGAGAATACAATGGCAAAATATTATTCAACAAAACACTACGGACATAACATTGGATTGAGTGCTGTATTTAGACAGCCTAATGCAGATCACAGTCACTGTCATTTGCTCCATGGCTACAGTCTAGCGTTTACATTTACATTTGGCTGTGATACATTAGACAACAAGAATTGGGCAGTGGACTTTGGTGGACTCAAACTACTTAAAGCATGGCTAGAAGATCACTTTGATCACAAGGTAGCATTGGATCGACAAGATCCATACTTGGCCAAGTTCCAAGAATTAGAAGAACTGGGCCTAGCAGAGATACGTATCTTCGATGGTGTGGGTGCAGAGAAGTTTGCCGAACATGCTTTTAAATTTGCTGACGCACTGATCCGTGAAAAGACTGACGGTCGTTGTTATTGTGTACGAGTTGAGTGTGCAGAACACGGAGCCAACTCAGCAACATACGAGGCATAATGAATAGTATTGAAAAGATTTGGGCCCGGGCAACAGGTCATCTAATGGGGAACACGGATAACGATCGTCCGGATGTGCCTATTCTAACTTTACGAGAAGCCAGAGTAGCACTATTTTTAAAAACCTTTTGGGTTATAATTCATACGGTGACCTGCTTCTTTATTATAGCAAATACAATAAGACACTGGTAATATGAAAATAGGATTTAATTGCAGTTCATTTGATCTTCTCCATGCAGGGCATGTCACCATGCTTAAAATGGAAAAGCAACTTTGCGACTATCTAATAGTTGCATTGCAGATCGATCCTACTATCGACAGGCCGGGAGTTAAGAATAAACCAGTTCAAAGTGCATATGAACGGTATGTACAATTACAGGCCTGCAAGTATGTAGATGAAATTTTAATCTACGAAACCGAATTTGATTTACTGCAATTACTACAAACACAGACTATTCATATTCGCTTCTTAAGCGATGAATATTTGAATAGAGACTTTACTGGCAAACAATGGTGTATGAATAATAACATTGAATTACATTATCATAAAAGACAACATATCTATAGTTCAAGTGAATTGCGAGCAAGAACAGCAAAATTAGAAACTGAAAAAGCTGAAGAGTCTTTAACAGAAGTACCGCAATACAGTCCAGAGTTATTAAAAAGAAAATAAGTATGTTGCCCGGATTGCAAATTATTGAACATAAGAAACACAAAGATAGTCGTGGGGACTTCTGCGAACTATGGAAGATTACTAACGACGATATGCGTGGTCCAGTTCGAGACGGATGGCCATTTCGACAGTTAAACATAGCAACATCCTCTAAAAATGTTCTAAGAGGGATGCACCGACAAAATCAATTTAAATGTGTTATGCCAGTGTATGGTAGAATATTTGATGTAGTGCTACAACCCGAAACTGGTGAATGGTTTGGAATTGAACTAGATGAAAATAAAGGTCTTCTAATACCGCCACAATATGCACACGGATATCTAGTATTATCAGACACTGCGGTTGTACAATATATAGTTGATAGACCATATAACCCTGCAGAAGAAGAAAATTTTAAATGGAATGACTATAAAATAGAATGGCCTATTCTTAACCCAATATTATCTGAAAAGGATTCACAATGAAAAAAGTATTAGTCACAGGCGGAGCAGGTTTCTTAGGAAGTCATCTCTGCGAACGGTTAGTCAAAGAAGGACATCATGTTCTTTGTGTAGACAATTATTTTACCGGCAGTAAAAATAATATTGCACACTTGTTAGATAACAAGAACTTTGAAGTTATTCGTCAGGATATCTGCTTGCCTCTGTATGTAGAAGTAGATGAGATTTACAATCTTGCTTGCCCAGCAAGTCCATTTTACTATCAGTGGGACCCAATTCAAACAATGAAGACCAGTGTTATTGGTTCTTACAATATGTTAGGACTGGCAAAACGCACTGGTGCTAAGATTCTACAAGCATCAACTAGCGAGTGCTACGGTGATCCTACAGTTCATCCACAACCAGAATCATATTGGGGCAATGTAAATCCAATTGGCATCCGCAGTTGCTACGATGAAGGCAAACGTGCCGCAGAAACATTGTTCATGGACTACTATCGCACACATGATGTTAAGGCTAAAATTGTGCGTATTTTCAACACATATGGTCCTAGAATGGCTCAAAATGATGGCAGAGTTGTTAGTAATTTCATTGTTCAAGCACTACAAGGTAAAGACATTACTATCTACGGTTCAGGTCAACAAACTCGAAGTTTCTGTTATGTTGATGATCTGTTGGATGCAATGCAGTCTATGATGAATCATAATGACGACTCGTTTATTGGTCCAGTTAATATCGGTAATCCCGGAGAGTTTTCTATGTGGGAATTAGCACACAAGGTTATTGAACTAACAGGTAGCAAGAGTCAAATCCTACAAATGCCGTTGCCGCAGGATGATCCTAAGCAACGCCGTCCAGATATTACCCTAGCAAAGAACATGCTCAATTGGGAACCAACAATTAATTTAGAGCAAGGCCTAATTAAGACTATCGATTATTTTAAAAATATAGCATGATTGAAGATTTTATCCGGGCTTGGCCGGGCAAGGTAAGCCCCGAAGATTGCCGAGAAACTATTTCAGTGTTTGAAGAAATAGTTAATAATCCTGCAATGACGGAACATATTCATAATAATGCCCGGCAGTTTTCTAGTACAAATTTAGGAAGAAAAGATCTTGCTATCTTTTTAGAAAACAAGGCATTAAACAAATTTAATCTAGTCAACAAATATCTATTTTATTTGCATGACTGTTTTCTAGAGTACATTGAAGAATTTGGACAATTAAAAAATATAAAACTAGATAACCATTGTTGTTTGAAACTTCAAAGAACTCTACCTATGGGCGGATATCATGTTTGGCATTACGAAAACGGAGATGTCCCTGATCATTTTACTAGAGAATTAACTTGGATGATCTACTTAAATGATATGCCCGAAGGTGAAGGCGAAACTGAATTTCTTTATCAAAAAAAACGGATTAGGCCTACCCAAGGTACTGTGGTCATTTGGCCGGCGGGAATGACACATCCACACCGTGGCCTAACTGTTTATTCCCAGCCAAAATACATATTAACTGGTTGGTATCATAAATCATAAGATTGACTATTTTACTAAATTAGTATATAATAACATGACATACAGTATTATTGCACAAGATGCTCCGGCCAGGCATTACATTGTTTTTCATGCTGGTACATCCGAAACACTTAAGATTACAGAAGATGGATTTTATGTTAGGGGAGTAAAGGTTCCGGTAGACGAGGAAGAAGCAATGGCTGTCTACAAGGCTTTCAAAGAGTTTTTAGTTTATCATGCACTAACAAGGAATTGACATGAACAGTTGGACCAAAATCATTGAAGAAGATCCCGAGACTGGTGATCTTGTATTAGACATTAAAGAGGCCTGTGAAATCCTAGGTTGGAAAGAAGGCGATGTTGTCGAGTGGTCCGATAACGGTGATGGATCTTGGTGTATCCAGAAAGTTAAATAATACCAATGGAATACATTTGGATCAACCACACTAACCTACAGTTCGAGTCAATGCCGTATAGGAACAGCTACCAGAAATGGGCAGGTCCCTACGAATATCCTGTAGACAGATTTAACATTTCCGAAGGCAGATTAGAAATGCCGCACAAAAATATTGTGCAAGATCCTTTATTTAATCTAGGCAATCTGTCCAACGATTGGCGGGACAGGTATTTTTCTACCATGGATGCTGTTGCAGATTCCGTTTATAAGACAGCCGGATCACGCACAATAGATTTATTGTTCAGCGGTGGTGTTGATAGCACATCGGTGTATGTTGCGTTAGCTAAGAATCCTAAATTTAAAGAATTTGTAGACGAAGGCCGATTTGTAATATCGCTAACATCTGCCAGTATTCAAGAATATCCGGAATTGTTCTATAGAGAAATATTACCAAACATTCCTATTCAACCTTTAGATTACAACAAGTCTATGCTAGATACCAATGCACTAGTTGTAAATGGAGACCTAGGCGATTTTATTATTGGAAATAGCGATGCTTCTAAATTTAACAACATTGATTTAATGAGTCACTATTCCGAAATAGTAAAAGTTATTCAACAAGATGAATTAGTAGAATACGAAGAATTGTGTATGTGCGCTCTTAAAAATTCACCGTTTGAAATTAGATCAGTTAATCAATTCTTATGGTGGATTAATCAAGCATACGTATATCAAATTGACCTAGTAAGACCATATATATGGTCTTCTATAAATGACTATAATGACATAGGAAACAATAACAAAGTCTTTAGATTTTTTTACAATAATCTTATTACTACCTATTCTTATGAGTACATGAGCACCAATCCTGTACATAATAACCACAATAGCCTACGTAAATTTCCCAAAGATTATATTATTGACTACACACAGGATCAGTCTTATTTGCAGAAACCAAAAATTTATAGTCAAAGATTAACACTTAGAATTGTATATAAATCAGAAATTTATGTCAACAACGGACAAACACAGGACAGATTAACATCTGAGAAAAATGGCAAAACATAATGCAAGATTACTAGTGCATCAAACTTCTGGATTTGTAGTTTGGCTGTCTTATAACTTTGAGTCCTACCCACCTATAGTAGATCCTAGTTTAAATTACAAAATCTTTTATGGAGACACAAAAATAGATTTACTCGATTCGTATTCTAATTATAAATTATACTATGCTGATCAAACAAATACATTTTCTGAATCTGATAGCTTGGTAGCAAACTCGGCAGAATTTCTTTCTGCCCAATTGCTTAGAGCAAAAGTAGTGACATTGTACCATGCAATTCGAACAGTTAAAACCAAATATGAAAGATTAGATTTAATGAATACCAATTTATATGATTCATTAAAAACTGTCACAGGTAAAAAAGATCCATGGGTTGATGTATATCAAAAAGAGCATAACTGTACCAGTACAGAAGCTTTAAAACTTATTAAATTTCATGTTGCCGAATACGAAACAGCAACATTCAATTTAGAATCTGCACTATTAATGTTTAAAAATCGAGTTAAATCTGCTGGCTCGTTGGAAGAATTGTCAAATGAATATAACATATATTGTACCAAAATGATTGTTGATCCATTTGATTTAAGAAATTTACCAATTATTTGTGGTCCACTTTGATTGACAAGTTGGTAAATTTGTGCTATAATTACACAAGTAAAAACTAATGAAAGATGTGAGTGATGACTAAGAAAATTGGTTTTGCATGTAAGTGGATTGATCATGCAGGGCAAGTCGACGGTATCAAACCCAAAGATGATGCTAAAAGGTACAACACCGGTAGCACAACTGTTGCTTGGTTAAATAGACAAAGCAAGGATGTTGCAGAACAAAAACTCTGGGACATCATGGAACAAAATCTTGCTTCCACAAAACTGTTAGTAGAAAGAGTAGGACAACTTGAAGAAAATCTTCGTATGGTGCGCCTTAGCAGTGATCTGTTGCCTGTGTATACCCAATCCGATTGGAGTTATTTCTGGCGTAGGCCTGATGTTCAAGAACGCTGTAGTAGAGGCTTTGCTGACATTGGCACTGTTGCTCGATCTAATGGTGTACGCCTTAGTTTCCATCCTGGACAATTTACTGTCTTGGCTAGTGAATCTGATGAAATAGTAAATAGAAGTATAGAGGAGTTTGAATATCATGTTGACATGGCACGTTGGATGGGTTATGGACAAACCTTTCAGGACTTTAAAATCAATGTCCACATATCAGGTAGACGAGGTCCCGCAGGTATCAAAGCCGCGCTCAAACGGTTATCCCCAGAAGCAAGAAACTGCATCACAATCGAGAATGACGAAATATCGTGGGGCATTGACTCAAGCCTTGAGCTCGTCGACGATCTCGCTTTGGTGCTAGACATACATCATCACCATATACACACAGGAGAATATATTGAAGCAAATGATGACCGTGTTAAAAGGATTATTGATAGCTGGCGCGGTGTCCGCCCTGTTATACATTATTCCGTCAGCCGTGAAGATCTACTTGTTGGACATTCCAGATCACAGCGCCCCGATCTTTTTTCGTTAATGGAAAGTGGACACAAAAAGGGAAAGCTCAGAGCACATTCTGATTTCTACTGGAATACAGCAGTCAACGAATGGGCACTGAGCTTTCTAGATCAATTCGACATTATGGCCGAATCGAAGGGTAAGAATTTAGCCAGCTTTGCATTACACAAAGAGGCTAAAGAATTAAACCTTCTTTGATGTAGTTGTACGAGCGGCTGGCTTTTTAACAACTGCTTTAGGGGCGGCCTTTTTAGGGGCTGCTTTTTTTTCGGCAGGTGTCTTGGCCTTAGTAGCACGTGGTTTCTTAGCAGGCGTCGCTGGAACTGTTTCGACAACAGCTTCAGGAACAACAGCATCTGCAACAACCACTACTTCTTCTTTAGCACTTGCACCAACAATAACAGCGGCTTCGGTACCAGCAGGGGTTTCTACTTTATACGACGCAGTGTCAGTACTTTGTTCAGTAGATTTTTTGCGATTGTAATAGAATGCAACAACAATAACTACAACAGCAACGGCGATAATAATTTCCATGATAGGATTCCTTTCTTATTATGTACGTTTATTTAACCACTAATAAATAACATTGTGATTAAACTGAATTCAGTGTCTAGTGCCGATTTACCTTTGTACCACATTGGCTGTGCTATGCAAAAACAGGGAAAGTTCATAGCTAGGGGTCCTCGGATGCCCTGTTAACCACTTGACGGATTATTTATATGTACAATTTTATTAGATATTTGAAAGAAGGCAAAGCCAAAGAACTGGTACAAGTTCCACTGCCCTATGCTCGAGATGCGTTGGGCCGTAGCAAAAGCAAAGCAACCTTAGATTATCATTACGGCCAATTATACAAGGGCTATGTAGATAGATACAATCACAGAGAAGGCGACCCAGATTTCAACGAAGCAGGTGCTTTTCTACATTCTATCTATTTCCCTCAACTTAGACCACCTCGCGGCAGTAATAAACCCACTGGTGCAATATTGGATTTTATAGACAATCATTTCAAGAGCTACGACAAGTTCAGAGATGAGCTTAAACAAATTGCTATGAAGATACAAGGATCAGGATGGGTATATCTTAGCACCGATGGCTCAATTAAAACTATAAAGAATCACGAAATTAAACACGATATCTTAATCCTTATAGATTGGTGGGAACACGCATGGAGCCTAGATTATCAAAGTCATAAAGATAGATATTTGGATAATATCTGGAAGATCATGGACTGGGATAGAATTAATATCAAAATGGAGGGTAATTGATTGGTCAGTGATAAACGATAGACTTAACCTAACAAATAGTTAATTCTATAACATTAATAAATTTTTTGGAGTATACAATGCCCGATAATACTGCATTTGAAATAGTAGAAGATTATAAAGAAGAAAACGAAGACTGTATAGACGATTTTGAATTTGTCATTGGCCCAGATGGTGAACTTAAAAGTATGATAATTCCAGAACATTTAATGGAAGATCCTCCAGAAGAAATACAACTTATTCTAAAAATGTATGGGATTGATGATATACATACCCTAGACGATAGAACCCTGCACTAAACTATAGGGGCATTTTAGGTAAATACCTCTATGCAATGTAGAGGAACCCTATGCCTAATCAGCCCCAACAACTAAATTTACAAGAAGACAGTGTAATAGAGTGGGTGACTAGTTCCACTCTAGCATCTTTAGTTGCCGGCGAAACTTCCGAATTGTTTGTCAAAGCACAGGAAATTAATTCAAATTACAGTATTAGATATGAACTGTCTAATGGAACATTGCCTGCAGGAATAACACTTAAAAATGACGGCACTTTGACAGGAAGTGCAGAATATAATGCAGTTAGGTCTTATCAATTTACTATAATAGCAACAGACGTCTACGGATTTAATTCCGTATCTAGGACCTTTACATTAGATGTGACAGCATATAATAACAAACAATATACTAAGATCTACGTTAGACCTTTCTTAAAGCAATCAAGTAGGAATGCATATCGAGATTTTATCAACGATGATGCAGTTTTTCCATTGAGTTATATCTATCGAAGTCTTGATCCAAACTTTGGAGTACAGCAGAATATCAAGATGTATCTCGAATTTGGCATTGAAAATATACCCGGTAAAATATTAATAACAGGTTCAAAGTCTTATTGGTTTGCTAAAGGTACACATAGCACAGTAGTAGCAATTAATAAAGTAAATTATCCCGGAATAGAGTACACTCCTATAGGTGCTACTATTACTATACAAGACATAGCCTATACAATTACTCAAGTTGGACCAGATCCCGGACATGCTAATTTGTGTTTAATAACATTCTCAGGTAGTCCAGCAATAGAATGTGTTAATAATTTTACAATTGAATTTTATCAGGGATTTATGAATAAGGTTATAGCAGAGAACTTTTATAGAAGAAATTTGTATTTTGGAGATATTAAACTAGCAATAGCTCAGGATGTTCGTGGAAATAATCTCTACGAAGTTATCTACGCAGATATTGTTGATTCGTTAGTTAATAAAAAAGGTGTTAGTATACCCCGTCAAATTACACAAAATAATCAAACTATATACCCTGCTAGTATATCAAATATGAAAGCAAGTCTAGAAAGTGTAGCATTGGCAAACAATGCAAAAATTAGTGTAAATGAATATAATCTACCACGGTTTATGAGAACTGATCAACCAGGAAGCTACGTTCCGTTAGGGTATGTAAAATTAGTACCTATTTGCTATGCTTTGCCGGGCCAGGGATTTAAGGTTATAGATCGAATTAAAAATTCAGGATTTGATTTTAAACAGTTAAATTTTGAAGTAGATCGCCTAGTGGTGGAGGACGGTCCTAACAGCAATTCAGCTAAATATCTAATATTCGATAGACAAAGTCTTTCAAGATAGGATAAAACATGCCATATACCCCAGATTTTAATAGTTTAGCACCACTTGCAAATCCTACAACAGCGACTATTTTTGTTGTTATGGATAGCGGTGTGGTTAAAACTTTAACTGCTTTACAGGTATCTACTTTAATGGCAAGTCTTTCTTATGATAATCTAGATGGTGGTGACCCAAATAGTAATTATGGCGGAACAACCCCAATCGACGCTGGAACTATATAAATGCCCTCACAAATACAACTTAGAAGAGGAACTGCTCAAGAATGGTCCGATGCTAATCCTAAATTAGCATTAGCCGAGATGGGTGTAGAAACTGACACTAATCAATTTAAAATCGGCAACGGTCAAGATCGGTGGAACAGTCTAGCGTATGGGGGACTAAACGGCCCCCACGGTCCAAGTGGTCCAAGTGGGCCAGTTAGCCGATATGTTGAGACATTATTAGATTTTGATACCGATCTATACTATCCAACTATGACAGATGGTGTAGGAAATGTTGCACTTAAAAACAATCTTCACTTAACCTATGTAGCCAACACCAGAGTATTAACATCTCCTTCAATACGTGTTTCTAGCAATACTCCGTCTACTTCAACAACCACCGGTGCATTAATAGTTGCGGGAGGGATAGGAGTTGTAGGAACAGTTAATGCTGATGCAATAGTAGCTAACAGATTGACCGGAACTTTGCAAACTGTTTCACAGCCAAACATAACAACATTAGGTGGAGTGACTAGTATCGGTGCTTCGAGCTCTACAACAATAACCGGAACCTTACAAACAGGGCCACAGCCAAACATAACAACATTAGGTGGAGTGACTAGTATCGGTGCTTCGAGCTCTACTACTATTGCTGGAACATTACAAACTGCTTCACAGCCAAATATAACAAGCATCGGCACCTTAGGAAGTTTAACTGTCAGCGGGGCCGTAAATCTTAATAGCCTGGCATTCGATACTGATGTAAAAACATCTAATTCATTGTATGTAGCAGGTGGTGCATGGGTTGACAAAACATTGGTTGTTAAAGGTCAAACTACTTTTAAAGATTCTGTATTCTTTAATGGAACAGCAACTTATGTATATTCTACTAACACTGTTTACACAGATAATATAATTAATATGCACACACCTAGCGGTGGTGACATGAACAACCATATCTGGGGTGGGGATGATGGTAAAGATATTGGATTTGTATTTCACTATTTTAAAGGTGCTGACAAAAATGCGTTCTTAGGGTTTGACAATGATAGTAGTTATTTAGAATGGTATAGTAATGGATCAGAAAGCACAGGCGGTGCGTTTACAGGAACAGAATACGGAACTTTTAAAACTGGCAATGTTATTGCTTCACAAGTTTCAGCAACATCAAACGGTCAAGGAACTAATTTTAAAGTAGGCGACGACGCATTTATCGGCGACATTAATACCGTTGATACAATAGTAGTTAAAGGGCAACAAAATAACACTAATGGTTATATTGTATTTGGAAATGCCGATACAACATCTAAATTAGGTCGTAGTGGATCAGGACCATTGACCTATGCAGGATCATTCAGTGCGTCAGGTAGTGGTGATTTTAATTCTGTAGGAGTAGGGACTAGTGCATCTGGAACCGCAGGAGAGATACGTGCTACCAACGAAATAACTGCATACTATTCCGACCGTCGATTAAAAACAAATGTTAAATCAATTGACAGGGCTTTAAGTAAAGTTCAAAGTTTGAATGGTATTACATATACACCAAACGAATTAGCGGTTAGTTTTGGCTACGACATAACTTCAAAAATAGTAGGGTTATTTGCCGACGAAGTAGAAGCGGTATTGCCAGAGGCAGTCCGTCCAGCACCTTTTGATCAAGATAGAAACGGTAAAAGCATATCGGGAGAAAATTATAAAACTATCCAATATGAAAAGTTAGTACCTTTGTTAGTTGAAGCGGTTAAAGAGCTATCAGCCGAAGTAGCAGAATTAAAAACAATTATTAAATCGGCAGGACTGAACTAATATGGCTATTACTATACAATTAAAACGCGGAACGGCCGCAAGATGGAATCAAACTAATCCTATTCTAGCCCTAGGAGAACTTGGTTTAGAAATTGATACCCAAAAATTTAAAGTAGGTAATGGTGTCACACCCTGGTCGGCGTTAAGATATGCAAGCGGTGCTGTTGGCCCCCAAGGCCCACAGGGAGTACAAATACAAGCTGCCACTATACAAAATGGCAACTTAATCATAGAATTAACTGACCGATCTCAGTATAATGCGGGATTAGTTATAGGTCCAACAGGGCCGATTGGATTAGAAGGGCCGCAAGGACCTAGCGGTGGACCAAGTGGGCCGCAGGGAGTCGAAGGGTGTAGTGGTCCATTTGGACCTAGTGGAGTTAGTGGTCCAAAGGGATCTCAAGGATATAGAGGCCCATCCGGACCAAGCGGACCTGGCCTAGCAGTTCCTAACCATTATATAGCATTTGGCACAGGCACAGGAGTCACTGGTAATAATAAGATTACCACCGACGGTCTTGGCAATTTAATTTTACGAGATGTTAGTGGACGAAGATTAGAACTTTCAGAAGATGCTATTATTCGAGAACTTGAGGTTAGACAAGATGTTATTGTTGGAGGAGACTTAAACGTCACTGGGGAGGTCACTGCCTATGCCACATCAGATAACGCATTTAAAGAAAAAATAACAGATATTCCTGATGCACTTAATGCAGTAAACAAAATTGGCGGTAAACTATTTGACTGGACTGATGATTATATAAAGAAAAAGGGCGGTGTTGACGGATTCTTTGTACAAAAATCAGACTTTGGAGTTATTGCTCAAGACGTAAGGGCGGCGTTTCCAGTTGCGTCTCGACTAAGAGGAGATGGCACCCTAGCCGTTGACTACGAAAAATTAGTTGCCTTAGCATTTGCGGCCATCAAAGAATTAAAACAAGAATTAGATTCTCTTAAAAATATATCAAGATAAATCCACACTATAAATATTAATCATGACAACAACAGCCAGTATCTATTATAATAGTATTAATGTAAATTTTCCAGTTCCTGGACAAGATAATTCTTCTCAGGGATTTAGGGACAACTTTTCTAATACACAAATGGCTATAGAAGATGTTGATAATAGAGTTGTTGATCTAGAGTTGATGATTCAATATCAAACATACTTTGTTAGAAATAAACCGTACTCTGCTGTTGGAGCTCCCGGGGATACCAAGGGAATGATGTATGCTAATACATCCAGCGTTTACCTTTGTTTCTCTGACTATATAGATAGTTCGACTAAAATTTGGATCAAACTCGATACTACCAGCACATCTTGGACCAACCCCTAAATGTATCATCCTTTATTAGGAAATCCGGCAGATCTCAAAGATGCCGAGCTCGATGCTAAAATTTTAGACCTTAGCAGGAAATACCATATTGCAGCCAGCATGGGGCAAGGCGGGCCAGCTACTCAAATTGTCATAGCATTAGAAATGTACAAAGACGAACAATATCGTCGCCAAATGGAAGCATCTAGAAATCTTGGCAAAAAAGACAACGACGATCTAGGAAATCTTATCAACGTAGAATAATCTGTTGACAACAGCAGTTAGATCATGTATAATAAGATATGGAAACAAATCAATACGGGCAGGTACAAATATCCGATTCGGATATGTTTGATGCCCTTTATTCTGGAAATATTAAAAATCTAGAAGGCATTTATCTAAGCAATTCTAAAACAATTAACCGGTTCAACCAATCTCGTTTAGATAACGGAGACCAGTTTGCAGAGTTATCTAAGTTAGTAGTTCCTAATTTAAATATTGAGGACTTTGATAAACAGAATCAAGAAAATTGGTTTATGCCCGAAGAGTACAAAATACTAGACATCGAAACATGGGTAAGGCAACAATGCCCACCTTGGGATCCGCATCATGCAAGAGTGGAAGAAGAATTAAAGTTGTTTGCTCAATATAACATGATTCTTTTACTTAAATGGTGCAAGTATTTTGTAGATACTTGCAGGGCTAATAACATAGTTTGGGGCGTAGGACGAGGATCCAGTGTAGCAAGTTATGTACTCTATCTTATAGGGGTCCACCGCATAGATAGTATTAAATACAACTTAGATATCAACGAATTCCTAAAATAAGGAGAATACAATGAAACACAGAACAATGCAAGGTAAAGAAATCGATATGGAAAAGCTGATGCAAAAACATGAGCTAATGCCTGCTATCGGTAATATGAAAGTTAATGCCCGAGGGGACGAATTAGGGCCCGGTGGTAAAATCGTTCGTAAACGTGAGGATGTAGTTGCTGAATACTACAAAACAGATTCATCTGTTAAAAGCAAATCAAAAAAGGCACCGTCAACTGTTGAAGTCATAACTGATCCGGTTCCCGAAGCACCTGCAGTTTCTAAAAAGAAAACTACATCAGAAGAATAATATGAAAATAACAGGAAATCTTATTCCGTTGCGAAACAATGTATTTGTCAGCGACATGGAGTTTGGTGAGGAAAGAACTGCCGGCGGATTGATTTTACAATCGTCTGATGGTAAATCGGCAGGTATCCACCCAAGGTGGGGTCGAGTATGGGCTATTGGTCCAGAACAGTCTGAAGTACAAGTCGGCGAATGGATCATGGTAGAACATGGCCGATGGACTCGTGGATTTGAATACGAAAACGATGATGGCAGTATTACTGTACTTCGAATGGTAGAAAACAAAGCTATCCTAATGAGTGCTGACGAAAAGCCCAATGACTCTCAGCGTAGAGCTTCAGTAGGTGCTGGATCAAATGTTAATTTTAACATCCCCGGAATGTAATTAAATTAAACCAAAACTAAGATAGAGTCTTGACAGACTCTATTTTTTTCTCTATAATAATCTAAAACATCAGGAGATAGTAATGAGCAAAGGTAGCAGAGCCCGCAAGTCAAGTGTAGATTTGAAAACATTTGATACTAACTGGGACAACATTTTTAAAAAACCCGATCCCAGAGTCGTAGAAGATTCTAAAAACGAAGATGAGGAGTTTAAACTCATCGACCAACAAAATAAACTAAGGAATAACAATGCAAGTAAGAGCAACTGAAAATACCGAAGCATTGGGCAAGTGCGGGTGTGGCCGTAGCCCTACAGGATTTTGTATTGGGTGGCACGGTCTAGAGGAAGAAGAATTCCGTAAAAAATTAGCACAATACGACGATACACAGACCAAAGCCTTTGAAAATAAAAACAATGATATTCAACAAGGTTAAACAATTAAAATTAGAAGGTAAAAAGATTGGAATAGTATTTTCAACATTTGATCTTTTACATGCCGGGCATATTGCCATGCTGGCCGAAGTTAAGAATCATTGTGATTATCTAATTGCAGGATTACAAACAGATCCAACTATTGATCGTCCGGATACTAAAAATAAACCAATTCAAAGTATTGTTGAGAGGCAGATTACAGTTAGTGCTACTCGCTATGTGGACGAAATAGTTGTCTACCAAACTGAAAAAGACCTTGAAGACATCTTGCTAACATTGCCTATTGATGTTAGAATATTAGGTATAGAGTACGCAGACAAAGATTTCACAGGCAAAGATATATGCTATGATCGCGGTATCGAAATTGTTTACAATGGTAGAGATCATTCATTTAGTAGTTCAAGTCTACGTAAACGTGTAGCAGAAGCAGAAAGGAATAAAGCATGAGATGGCTTAGAATAAAAATTCGTAGATGGCTCGACCATCATGAATCTATAGACAATGCGTTTGTTAATTCCACACGTCCTGGCATTGTCAGAGCTAGAGACAACTACGAGCTAGACGGTGAACCCATTCGCTTCCAAGTTTATCGAGCCAGTGGTGGCATGGTCATACAAACACACATCTACGATCGCAATAAAGATCGCAGTCATCAACGTTTACATATTGTAGATGACGGGGTCGACTTAGGTGCTAGCATTAATAAAATTATTACTATGGAGTTATTGCGTGGATAAAATTATAGACATTCAACCCAAAGATACAAGTAAGGGACATTTTTATGTTAGCCTTGTAAAGAGTGCATTGCGGGTTGTTGCTGGCGGCAATTTGGTACTGGGCAATTTGTTTTGGGCAGGAACGTTTTTAATTCTTGCTGAAGTGTTAGGTGTTGTTGAGGAACTAGTATGAGTCAGATAGAAGAACGCATGTCAGAATTAATGGAACCCATTAATCAACAAATTATGATGTGCGACAACAGAGAAGATCTATTAATGTTTGCCTGTGCTATGATGACAACCGTTAAAGATATTTTTGATCAAGAACTAGGCCAAGAAGGTCGTAAAAAAATGTTTGAGGATTTTGTATGAAAAAATATAGAGTTAGAAACTGGATTAAGAATTGGTTGAACACTACTACTGATCCAGAGATTGAAAAACTTACCAAGAAGATAGCAGATTTAAATAACTCGATTAAACTTCGAGATGAAAATCAATATACTACTATCGGAGCAATTGGGTCAGGCGGGTATAATTATAATACTCTAAATGCGGTGCCCCAGTTGTCAATATCATCATTAAACAATCTTGGGTTAACTCCTGGGGATGTACTAGATCGAGAACGAGCTGTAAAATTTAATATCTTTAAAGCCAACGGTGGTAGAATTATAGAGACACAACGAACTGACAAGGCTACAAACAGGACCATAACAGGCTTGTATGTAATTCCCGATGACGCAGAGCTTGGAAGAGAAATTGACAAAATATTTACAATGGAAGCTCTTAAATGAAAGAACTATGGGTAGAAAAGTATCGTCCTAAGACGATTGCAGATTATGTATTCAAAGATGCCGCTCAACGCCGGCAAGTCGAATCTTGGATCAAAGAAGGTGCTATTCCACATTTGTTGTTTAGTGGTAGTGCAGGTATCGGCAAAACTACGTTAGCTAAGGTACTGCTAAACGAGCTAGGCATTGAGGGCTATGATATATTAGAGATCAATGCAAGTCGCACTAACTCAGTAGATGATGTTCGTGATACCATAACCAACTTTGTGCAAATGATTCCGTTTGGTCCGTTCAAGGTTGTATTGTTGGATGAGGCAGATTACCTAACATTAAACGCACAGGCTATTCTGCGTGGCTTAATGGAGACCTATGCTAGTACTAGTAGATTTATTCTAACCTGTAATTATCCTAATAAAGTTATCCCCGCACTGCATAGTCGTTGCCAAGGATTCCACGTTGAGAAAACTGATCAAACAGAATTTACTGCCAGGGTTGCTACTATCTTGGTATCAGAAAACATAGACTTTGATCTTGATACATTAGACACTTATGTAAAAATTGCTTATCCAGACTTACGCAAATGCATTAATCTTGTACAACAAAATATCAATGACAGTAAATTGATCGAACCCACTGCCGGCAATAGTGACAGCAGTGATTATAAAATCGAAATGGTCGAGTTGTTTAAGCGAGGCAAGATACAAGAAGCACGTAAATTGCTTTGTGGCAAAGCACGTCCGGAAGAGATGGAAGATATCTATCGTTGGATGTATGATAACTTAGACTTGTTTGGTGAAAGTGAAGAACAAAAAGATTCAGCACTATTGATTATCAAACAAGGTCTAGTTGACAATACACTTATTGCCGATCCCGAGATCAACCTTGCGGCCACGTTGGTGAAATTATCTAGACTACAGCAATAAAAAACCGCGTACTTGATGCAGGTCATATGTACGCGGTTTCACTCTTTTATGTCAGTGTTGTTTTATATTTTAATCGTTAGTATCTTCCTTATAAATCGATAAAATTTCTTTTACAACTGGGTGTCTTTCCACATCTTGAGTTCCGAACCTAGCCATAGCAATCATACGATAATCACCTCCTTGTCCGTATAAATTGCAAAATTCTAGCAAGCCATTCTCACGTGGTCTATCTGCTTGATTTAAGTCTCCAGTCACTACCATACGACTACCTTCCCCGATACGAGTAAGCAACATTTTCATTTGACTAGCAGTTGTGTTTTGACACTCATCTGCTACAATAAAAGCGTTCTTAAAGGTTCGACCGCGCATCATTGCTAAAGGAGCAATCTCTATCACTCCATCCTCTAGCATGTCCGCAATTTCCTTTGGGTGGAAGTATTCTTCAAATACGTCCATAATAGGCCTTGTCCAAGGTTCCATCTTTTGATTCAATGTTCCTGGCAAAAACCCATGCTCTTCGTCTACTGATACAGCGGGCCGAGTTATTATGATTTTACTAATCACCCCCTCTTTTAAGTTTTTAATGGCCATTTGTACACCCAACATAGTTTTACCCGTGCCCGCAGGCCCGATAGCAAAAACAATATATTTTCTGGGATTTTTTAACAGTTCTACATAAGTTTCCTGCGATAGGTTTCGAGGAATTATTTCAACCTGTTGCTTTCGTTTGAGATACGATTTGATTGCAATCAAATTGTTTCTGTCTGACTGGAAACGTGGATCACGTTCTTGTGTCAGATTTTTTTCATGTCTTCTGGTTCTAGGCAATTTTTACCCTCCGTTAAAGAAGAATGACCTGCACAGATATTTAAGACAGAACAATAAAACCAGCTTGAAATAGTCCAAAAACGAATCTTAAAGCCTTAAGGTTAAAAATAGCATAAATAATCAGTAAAAAGGCCCACCATCATGCATGACATAGTAGACGTTATTAAAAACCTACAAACCTTAAGCGAGAACAACTCTGCGTTTAAAGTCCTCAAAGACTTTGAAAGAGTTCTTGATGAATTAGATATCTACGTATTTAAAAATTGGGAAGATGGAGAATTAATTTCAGGTCCCGATGTTAGTCGTTATTCAGTGACCTGCACATTTATGTGGGAGCGTAATGAAATGCCCGATCCACAGGGCGGAAAAAGATTAAATGAGTATGGTTGTAAAGTTATTTACAACAAAGAAAAAATACTGGTTCCACGCAAAATTAAAGACCCCAGTGACTATCGGCCGGGCACAAAGAAAGGTAAGATTGATGCACATCCAGTTTGGCTTGTAAAAATTGAAATGCCTAAGAAATTAATGCAAGATGTTAGTATTGGAAAAGAAAACAAAGATAACAATCAAATGGCCGAATTAATGCGTTATAGCAACAACCCTATGACCACAGATGCGGCAGCACAGGAGTCACCACAAGAAAATGTCCAACAACCAACCGCGTAAACTAACCGAAGGACTTCGTTCCAGCGACCTTAAAGATTTTGTGAATCCAGTATTCACCGTAGATCGATATAAGAGTAAGATGGGTGAGGACAGCGATATTGTTGTTCTAGGGTTCCGTGTCACAGAAAAGTACCCAGCAATGGACCTCATGGAATTTGTCGAAAAAGGTTATAACTTTATTTTAGATGCTGATATAAGTGCTGGCGAAGAAAACGACGGTCAATATCAAGTGTTTGTAGAAATGGAACGTACAACAAAATTGCCAGGACAGATGAGAGAGTTGCTCAGTGGACTTAGTCAACTCTGTGACTGCTATGATTGGAAATTTAGATACCAGCGATCTAATGGTGCTATTCCGTTTTCCGAAGAAAAGGTCATGGAACATATTCCGACTTCGGCAGGCGCATATAAAAGTAAAATTCTAGAAATTAAAAATCAAGAGGTAGGAAAGTTCTTTAATCAAGGAGCAATTGACAATGTATCTCTAGAAGAAGACGGTTCAATGACGTTTACTAAACCATTCTTTGGTAATCTCAAAATGAAATATGTTGCTATGGGTAAATATGATGAGATCAAAAATCAAGTACCCGGAGCTCTTAGCTTAGATGAAAATAGTCAGAGTCAAGTTTACTTTTTACAAAAATATCTAGGTAATTACGATATTGACAAAATTGGCGATAAGTTTCTTATTAGAAACGGCAACAAAGGAATAATAGTTCAAAAGGAGAGCTGGTAATTATGTCACAAATAATTTGGATGTTAAGTTTTATACCTGATTGGTTTTGGACTTTAGTATTGATATCTGGTATTCTAGGAACCCTAGCAACATGGGTTTTAAAGTTTATTCCGTTTGTTTCCGCTTATAGATTACCTATTCAGGTAGCCTCAATCATAGCATTAATAGTAGGTGTGTATTTCCAAGGCATAATTGCTAATGAAGCAAAGTGGCAAGACAAGATCGCAGATCTACAGAAACAAATTGTCGAAGCTGAAGTTAAGTCTAAAGAAACAAATGTTGTGGTTCAAGAAAAAATTGTCACAAAGACTAAAATAATCAAAGAAAAAGGCAAAGACATTGTTAACTACATTGATAGAGAAATTGTTAAGAAAGAAGAAATTATCAAGTACATTGAGCAGTGTCCTGTTCCTAAAGAAATAATCGATCTGCATAACCAAGCAGTCGATTTAAACAAAGCGGCGGAGGGTAAGAAATGAAATACCTTGCTCTAATTATAACTACCCTGCTAGTAGGATGCTCAACTGCTGTGCCAATCAAACCAGCATTTCCAGAAGTACCTCAAGTATTAAAAGAAAAATGTGAAAATCTTAAAAAGATTGAAGGCGACAAAGTAGCTATAACAGAGATGTTAAAAGTTGTAATTCATAACTATACATTATACTACGAATGTTCAACTAAAGTTGAAGGATGGCAAGAGTGGTATAACATGCAGAAGAAAATATACGAAAGTGTCAAATGAAAATAATATTTCTAGCATTGTTGTTATCCGGATGTGCCACAACCTCAAATTATCAAATCTACACGGATACACAGAAAAATTTAAATAAAGATTATACAATGGCAGAATTAGCAAGAATTTCAGCATTAACCGAAATTGTAAAAGATTCAACAGATGTTAGTATTCGTATACAGGCTATAAAAGCACTACAAGAAATACAGCGTACCAAAAGACCGTTGGTTATAGAACAGCCAAAGAAAAATATATTCGGATTTTAATAAGATAAAATAACATGAAAAAATTATTAGTATTATTAGCTATTGTATCATTAACCGGATGCTCGACTGTAGACATGCTCAAAGAAACGTTTTTGATGAAGTATGATACCAACGAATACGCACAAATATCAGCTATAAGAACCACAGCAGAGTTATCTAAAGAATCTTGTGACAAGCCAGAAGAGTCAAAAGTTAATGCAACAACGTTAACACATCAAACAGCCTTGTTTAAGAACCACACAGAATTCCTACCCTACAACAGTAAAGTAATTGCTGCCGCAGGGGAACTAGACAAAATAGCAACAGGATTATTAACACAATACCAAAAAGGTGCTGTTAGCACTGTATTTTGTAAAATTAAATTCGGATCAGTAGCACAGTCTGCCGAAACTATGCAAAAAATTATAGGAGCAAAACCAAGATGACAACTGAAACAATAAACGTAATACCAGCAGTACAAGAACTTGCTGATACAATACATCCAATGATGAACACCCAGACTATAAATTTATATTTTTCAGGGATTCGAGTATTTCAATTAACAGATGCTATTCAAAAAGGCGAAATTGATTATACTGAACTTGCTAGTTCGCTGGTTGAGATCCGTGCCAAAGCCAACGCCGAAGCTAAAGAACACGAACAAGAACTACTTGTTGTGTTAAACGAAGCCATAGATGGACTAATTGCATTAGCTCAACCAGCTGAGTAATTAGAAAAATATTATGAGTATCGAATACAATCAAAGCCTTTTAGCAAGTATTACTACTGCTCGTGCAGACATAAATGCTGCCGCCTCAGCTGTGCAACAGTACACAGAAATGTGTAAAACTGGACAAATAAGTAAAGAAGAATATGCTGAATTAATTGCAGATATACAGCGGCAGATAAACATTCAAACAAGTATGGCAGAATTAGAAGCTATGCAAACATTAAATACAGCCATTAATGGATTGATTAATATTGCCAAAATGGTATAAGGATAGACATGTCAGATTTTATTTTAACAAAAGAACAATTAGCACAAATCATACCAAGAAATCCTCATAAAGATTATTGGTATCATGCACTAGAGCAGGCGTTGCCTGATTATGAGATTAATACACCACCGCGTGTAGCGGCTTTCCTAGCACAATGCGCACATGAGTCAGGAGAGTTTGTATTCTTACAAGAAAATTTAAACTATAAAGCAGAAAGCCTAATGCGTGTATGGCCACGATACTTTCCAAATATAGAAGTTGCTCGTCAATATGCACATAAGCCTGAAATGATTGCCAACAGAGCATACGCTAATCGCATGGGTAATGGCCCAGAAGAAACAGGTGATGGTTGGGCACATTGTGGGCGTGGCTTAATTCAGTTAACAGGACGTAGTAATTATCAAGCATTTGCTGATAGTATCGAAACACCTATTCAAGATATTCCGCATTATCTAGCAACATTTGAAGGTGCTGTACAATCAGCATGCTGGTTCTGGGAAAACAATAACCTAAACAAGTGGGCAGATCAAGGCGATATGCTAACATTAACTAAGAAAATCAACGGCGGTACACTAGGTTTAGACGACCGCATTAAACATTTTAACCATGTACTCCACGTTTTAGGTGCTTAAAATAAATATTAGTATACAAAGGAATTTGAAATGGCTTTAATAGACTCAGTATTAAATTTAATTACAAAACAACCAAAAGATCCGGACGCTCCTAAGCCTCCAGTCGGATCACGTTCAGAGCGTGAAGCAAAACTAAAAGACAAAGCAGGTATGGTTATTTCTGTATTTGCATTGTTGTTAGCAGTTAACTCTTGGTACGGTGGCAATCTAAGCAGTAAAACCTTAAACAACACAATTTCAGCAAACAATGTTTGGGCGTTCTACCAAGCCAAGAGCATTAAACAAACTCTTGCCGAGCAATCATTAGACGATGCTACATATCGTAAAGATACAGCAAAGGCAGAAAAATTACAGGCTAAGATTGATCGGTACGAAAGTGATCCTAAAACAGGCGAAGGTAAGAAAGAGCTAATGGAGAAAGCACGAGCATTAGAAGCAGAACGTGACGAAGCCAAAAAGCGTAGTCCATGGATTGGTTATGCAAGTACCATGTATCAATTGAGCATTGTTGTACTATCAGCAAGTATTCTAGCAGTTAGCATGGCTATGTTCTGGGGTAGTTTCTTTGTTGCTGGGCTAGGCATGTTGCTGTCGGCACAAGGTGTGTTCTTATTTTTCTAAGGAAATAAAATGTCAGAAGAAGTTAACAGCGAAAGCGACAAGAAAAAAGAAGATTGGATGAACTCAAAATGGCGTCCAATGATGGGTTGGATGTACATGTTAATCTGTACTATGGACATGGTAGTATTTCCAGTATTATGGAGTTTATTACAGGCTACAACACACACTGCAATTACACAATGGAATCCGCTAACACTGCAAGGTGCTGGCTTATTCCACATTGCAATGGGTGCAGTTCTTGGTATTGCGGCATTTGGTCGTACACAAGAAAAACTACAAGGAGCAAACAATGGCGGAGCACAAACATCAGCAACAGGATTTGCGACCGGGTCTTCAACATTTAGCCCACCTGCAACAGGAGGCTTCGGCAACTCCGGCAGCTTTGGTTCACCAGCACCAAGCGCAGGAGGCTTTAGTGGCAATTCAGGATTTGGAGCGCCAACGTCTAGCCCAGTTAATCCAGCACCGGGTTGGGGAACAACTCCCATTTCAACAACGCCAGGAACAGTAGATGTTCAAGTAGGCTTTGGCGGAAAGCCGGCTCCAACACAACCATCATTCCCAGCAATTTAAAGGAAAATAAAATGAAAAATATTATATTTGTAGCAGGTCTATGTTTAGCATTATCCGGTACGGCATTTGCCGAGGCCGAAGTCAAAGAAGTTTGTCACGATAAAGTAGACAAAGCAGGTAAGCCAGTTATGAAAGATGGCAAAGCAGTTCAGGAATGTAAAAAGATCAAGGTACACAAGAAATTAGAGGGTACCGATATTCCAGAGAAAAAGAAATAATCAATACTTGACTCTTACCAAAAGGTATAGTATAATTAAGTTATATTATACCTTTATTCTTTATGACAGACTATTATTCAATCCTTGGCGTTGGCAAAAATGCCGACCAAAATGAGATCAAGCAGGCCTATAGGAAAATGGCCGCAAAGCATCATCCCGATCGAGGTGGGAATACTGCTGAATTTCAAAAAATACAATCAGCGTATGACACACTCGGTGATCCACAAAAACGTCAACAATACGATAATCCTCAACCGCAATTTGGTGGCGGGCACTTTGGAGGTGGGATGCCTCCGGGCTTTGATGATATTTTTGCACAGTTTGCAGGGTTTGGTGGGCCACAATTTGGGTTTGGGTTTAGGCAACAACAGCCACCTCGTAATAAAACACTTAACATACAAACTACTATAACATTAGAAGAAGCATTTGAAGGCAAAGATTTAATTGCCAACCTTACACTACCTAGCGGAAAAAATCAAACTATCGAAGTTAAAATTCCTGCAGGGGTCCAAGACGGAATGACATTAAGACTAAATGGGATGGGAGACGATAGTATCCCTAATCAACCTCGTGGGGATATACATCTTACCATTAACATTCACAATCACAGTGTATTCCGCAGAGAAGGCGACGATCTTATAATGCCTTTAAAAATTAATGCCATCGATGCTATGTTAGGCAAGACTGTTAAAATTAAAAGCATAGACGGCAAACAACTAGAAGTTAATGTTAATCCCGGAACACAACATGGTCAAGTATTGGCATTGCAAGGATACGGTATGCCTAATATCAACGATAATAGATATCTAGGACGACTATTGTTGCCTGTCGAAATAGAAATACCAGCCAATCTTTCCGAAGCTCAAAAAGATCTTTTGAAGAAGGTCTTTATCTAATGTTGTCCATAGTTAAATTTCCCAATCCTGTCTTACGACAAAAAGTTGAAGAATTTGATTTTGAAAACTGTATCTTAGATCCAGTTAAATTAGAACAAGAGCTAATTGAAACCATGTTAGCCTACGACGGCATTGGCCTGGCCGCAGTACAAGTTGGGATAACCTTACGTGTGTTTGTTATGGGGCATCGAGACAATCCAGATGCCGCACAGGCATTCTTTAATCCTATAGTAGTTGCCACAGTTGATGAAATAGAAGACTTGGAAGAAGGATGTTTGAGTTTTCCCGGAATATATGTTAATATTAAACGTCCTAAGAAGATACTTGCTCGCTGGCAAAACTCCCAAGGTGAGTGGCAAGAAAGTGAGTTTGACGGATATAACTGTAAATGTTTTTTACACGAATTAGACCATTTAGAAGGTATTGTATTCCAAGATAGAGTAAGTACATTAAAATGGGCGTTAGCAATTAAAAAGAATAAAAAAAGGAAATAAGCTGTAATGTTAGAACCAAATAAAGACCTAGAACAAATTTTTGAACACGCTGTACAAGTAGCCAGTTTGAATAATCACGAATATGTGACACTCGAACACTTTTTGTTTAGTATGTTAAACAATGATAATTTTAATGGAATTCTAACCGCATACGGAGCAGATACCACTGAATTAAAAAATTCTTTGGAATTGTTCATTCAAACAGAATTAGTTGATCTAGTCAATCCAAATATTGAAAAACCCAAAAAGACTAATACTGTCGATAGAATGTTGAACCGTGCATTTACTCAAGTATTGTTTAGTGGTCGACAAATAATCGAGCCTCTTGATTGTTTTATTAGTTTATTTGCAGAAAAGAAAAGTCATGCTCTCTATTTTGTAAGAAAAGCTAATATTGAAAAGGATCAATTTTTAAATTTTGTTAAAAAAGAAAATCCCACTGTAGAAGATGCAGAGATGGTGGAAAAAGGACTGCCGCATAATCAATTAGAAAAAATGATCACACAGTTCTGTATTAACCTAACCGCTAGAGCTAGGAACAAAAAAATTGATCCTGTTATTGGACGAGACAAAGAAATCGAAGAAATTGAATTAGTATTAGCTCGACGAATCAAAGCAAATGCTATCTTGATTGGAGATCCTGGTGTAGGTAAGACTGCCATTGCAGAAGGACTGGCTCGTAAGATCATTGAAGGTAGTGTTCCCAAGTTTATTCAAGAACACAATGTATACAGTCTTGATATCTCAGCTATGCTTGCCGGAAGTAAGTATCGTGGCGATTTTGAAGAACGTTTGAAGATGGTTATCAATAGTTTAGAAAAGAAAGGCAATAGTATTCTATTCATTGATGAAGCACATATGATGAACGGAGCTGGTGCTGGCGGTTCCGGACAAAGCAACGACATGGCTAACATGTTAAAATCAGCTTTGGGTAAAGGCACTATTAAAGTTATCGCCTCAACTACCTGGGAAGAATATCGCAAGCATTTTGAAAAGGATCGTGCCCTAATGCGCAGATTCCAACGTGTAGTCATTGATGAGCCGTCAGAAGCAGTTGCCGTTAAGATCCTTAAAGGTCTTAAAAAATACTACGAAAAACATCACAATGTTAAAATTACCAATCAGGCCATCATTGACAGTGTCAAGTATTCTGTCAAATATATGACTGATAAGAAATTACCAGATAAAGCCATTGACTTAATTGACTGTGCCTGCGCACGATTTAAAGTCAAGGACGAAGAAGGCGGCATTGTTGATCACGATGAAATCTTATTTGAAGTTAGTAAAATTGCTAATTTGCCAATTGAACAGATCAGTGGAAAAGAAGGTACTAACTTAGAAGCTCTTGATAAGAACATGAGGGCTAAAGTATTTGGACAAGAGAAGGCCATTGAAAGTTTGTTGGACAAGGTTTTTATTGCTCAGGCAGGGTTGAAATCAGTTAATAAACCAATTGGAAGTTTCTTACTTGTAGGTCCAACAGGTGTAGGTAAAACAGAGGCTGCCAAACAACTTGCCACAAACATGAACGTTAAACTTGTACGTTTTGATATGAGCGAGTTCCAAGAGAAGCACAGTGTTGCCAAGTTTATCGGTAGCCCACCCGGATACATTGGATTTGACGACAATGCCGGTCAGCTTATCACTAATTTACAAGAAACTCCCAACTGCGTGTTATTGTTAGACGAAGTTGAGAAAGCTCACCCAGATGTGCTAACTGTGTTGCTACAGATCATGGACAACGGATTTATCACAGGTAGCAATGGTAAAAAAGCAGATGCACGTCAAGCTATTCTTGTTATGACCAGCAATCTAGGTGCGGCAGATGCCGAAAGAAATGGGGTAGGGTTTGGTAGTTTAGAACGAGACAGCGATCCTAAAGATGCTGTTAACCGTTTCTTTAGTCCAGAGTTCCGTAATCGTTTAGATGGTATTATACGTTTTGGCAAGCTAGATCAGCAAACAATGATTAAGATTGTTAAGAAATTTATCGATGAATTAAACTCATTGGTCAAGGATAAAAACATCCATGTCAAACCTAATGCAGAAGCGGTTGAATACTTAATTAGTAAAGGATTTGATAGTAAAATGGGTGCTAGACCTTTACAACGTACTATCGACGAAATGATTAAGAAACCGCTGAGTAAGGAAATCTTATTTGGTAAACTAACCAACGGTGGTGTTGTAGAAATCAGCGTTGAAGATAAAGAATTAAAACTCAACATTGTTGATATATTACCAGTTAAAGTTAAAACCGCCGAAACAGAAACTGAAATCTAGCATAAATATTGTTTCGTAAGGAATAATCATGCCAGCACTCAGCGAAAGTCTTCTTTTTACACCCGCAACATCCGTAGGTACTACTGCTACTACAGCAGTAGTATATCCCAATAACACGGCTACTACCCAAGTTTATCTAAGTGTAAAAACTAAAGGAGATGGTTATTTTGGTGCTAGCGACGGCTTACACACAGCTATGTACGTTGCTACTACGGATTTCTGGGGTACAATAACCATGCAGGCTACACTGGCCACTGATCCTGTTGAATCTGATTGGTTTACTATCAATGGTACCGCGGTGACTTATACAGAAAACGATGATCGAAGCACCAGTACTGTAGATATGCGAAATTTCACAGGAAACTTTGTTTGGATTAGAGGCAAAGTAGTCATCGATAACGGTGCTGTGTCGTATATTCAATATAATCACTAATTTTCCATTAGTATATTTTTACATAAATATAGCATGCGGAGAAGACTATGCGTGTCCATGATTTGTTAGTACCAAAAGTTATTCAAGAGAGCAAAGATAAATTACCTCAAGAATTAACTCTAGAAGAAAAATTAAAAAAAGCCATGGCCGAGGGAAAAGATAATGCTACTAAATGAATTTTTTGGCCATGCAATTAAGCTAGGAAAGAAACAAGATAACAAAAATCTTGGACACGAAACCCAAGACGATGACTTATTTTGGTATATTGTAGACCACGATAAATTACACAAAGATTTCTTCCACCCAATAGCACATAAGATTAAAAAAGATCACAACAGTGGTAAATTAGATCGAACTGAATGCGTAGGCAAGTTCATGCCCATGGTTGAAAAAGGTTGCATGGAGTTTTATCATAAGAATAAAATGAAAGGCAAGCCCGGCAAGTTGTTCCCTAAAGAACTACGAGATGATCTTGCTGAAAGATTGTACGATCATTATCAAGAAGATATCGTCAAAGACAAATATAATTTAGGTGATTAAAATGAAATTACTAGAAGGCGGAAATGTTGTTCCTGATGCAGTAGAATTAAGTAAACAGAATTTTCCTTCTGTTATGTCTAACCTAGAAAAAGTATTGCCCAAGGGAATAAATTTATACCCCATTGGTTCAGCTGGCAAAAAAGAAATCAGTTCAGATATCGATGTATTAGTCGATGCTCAAGAACTAATGTCGGTGTTCCCTCAATCCAAAGATTTAAAATCAGCTAGACAATCATTAGAACTTTATTTTAAAGAAAAAGGTATATTTGCCGCACGTACAGGCGTTAGTGTTCATGTTGGCATTCCAATCGGTGCTACACAAAATTTAGTTCAGGTCGACATCATGGCTGTTGAAAATGCGGCGGCCGCACAACCATTACATACACACGACTACAGTAGAGATCCTGCAATGAAGGGAGGAACACTACATGCTATATGGGCAGACCTAGCCAATCTAAGTTCTACTCCGGAACTTAGTCTAATGATGAGTCCCTACAAAGGACTGGTTAATAGAACTACCAAAGAATTAATAACCAACAACAAAGATGAAATAGCCAAAAGAATTATTGGTCCAGATGCTAGTGCTCAAGACATGAGTTCAGTTGGTGCTATTTTAGATGCATTGAAAAAATATCCAGAAAAGTATACAGCTATCAAAGACAAGTATGCACCAGGCGCAGATTTAAAAGAAGGATCTCGTGAATGGTTCAGATTCTTAATGGACCATATACTATGAGATTAAGAGAGCTCTTTGAAAGTAAACGTCGATCTTTAAAGGAGGCGGCGCCTACTGTTGGTCGTAAATATCAACACATCGAAGACTTGGTGTTTACCAATGGTAGCCACGGTGGTCTACACGCTGTAGAAAGACTACGCCATATGGCCGAACAGGGCGGCGGCATTGAACTTAAATGGGACGGTAGCCCTGTAGTGTATTGGGGCAGAGACGAACAAGGTCGTTTTAGTTTAATACCAAAGAACGCATGGGAATATCTCAAGCGTGGCAAGACGGAAGTTAGTCCAGGAGTGCCTACAGCAATGTATAGACCTCAAGACATCAGTGCATTTATTCTAGGCACAGGTAAACCCGGTACAGAAGAACAACAACATCAGAGAGAATCATTTGCTCAAGGTATGTCTAACCTATGGCCCTACTTTGAAAAGATTAGTCCCAAGTCAGGTTATATTGAAGGTGGCATATTGTTTAGTCCCGACCAACCAGCGGCATTAAACCCAGAAACTAAAGAATACGATTTTACACCTAACATAACTAGTTTCCACATTCCTGCCGGCAGTGATCTAGGCAAGCGTATTGCCAAGGCCAAAGTTATGGTTGCCGCGACAGGATTTTATGCTACACTAGGTTCATCAGACGAAACACGATTCCCCGATGCTGAAAAATTATCAACACCGGATGTTATTGTACAAGGCACTACCTATGTTGAAAAAGCACCTGCTACAAACACCGCAGGGTTAAACAAAGCAGAAAAGTATATTGAAAAAAGTGCGGCGGCCATTGACAACTTCCTAGCACCCAAGCCTGGTTTAAGCAAACCCGGGGATATACTTTATAAATTCTTTAATCAAAATTTAAGAGTTGCAGGTGTTAAAGCAAAGTTCCAACAATGGGCTCAGGCAAACTTATCTGCAGGGCAAGCACAAAAAGTTATAACCGATCCTGGATTAAATGTTGTGTTAGATGCTGTAGAAATGTTGACCAACGAAAAGATGAAAATTATCGGTGCTCTTAGTTCAGGAACACACGGCGGTATTAGACAAACCAAGCCTGAAGGATATGCTCAAGCACATCCCGGTGCAGGATTCAACAGAGATCTCCCCGGACAATTTGTCAAAGCTATCGATCAAGCCAACTGGGCTCCAAGGAAAGAATAATGCTATTAAGAAGTTTATTTGAATCAGCAAACAAAACTGCGGTGCTAGGTTGGGGTCGTGGTATGGGACATAAGGGACATATGCTATTAGCACAAGCTGTTATACATCATGCACAAGAAAATAATGCTAAACCTTTCTTTGTAGTTTCAAGAACTAGCCTTGTAGATCCTAGTACAGGACAGGCGTGGGCAGACAAACCTACATTTACTAAGACTAAAGATGATCCGTTGTCTCCTGAAGAAAAACTCGCAACATATCGCAAGGTGTTTCCACAGAACGCAGACGTGTTTAGTGTAGCTACAGCAGATGCTAGTACACTAGATAAAGTATTAGCTAAAATTGCTAGAGAAGGTTTTGGTAAAGTTATCTTAATTGTAGGAGAATTAGAAAAAGCATCTTTTAGCTTTTTAACTAGACCTGATAAGTCCGGTGTTCCTCCATATCAGAGAGCAGGATTAAAAGAATTAGAAATTATTTCTAGGCAAGATACAACTGAACCTAGCAGTGTAAAAGGTAGCCCGTCTTATCAAGAAGGCCCTAGAGCTACTCCCCTGCGTCAAGTATTGTTAGATCCTAGTAAGAGCGAAGAAGAACAATTTGCAGTATGGCGTAGAGATATGCCTGACAATTTAAGTGATGAAGAAGTTAAAGATCTTATGCTTAAGGCCAAAACAAGAATGATGGCTGTACCTGCCGCTAAAAATAAGAAGCAAGGTATGAACGAATTTGCTATGAGAGGTGGCGATGACGATGAAGATCCATTTGATAACTATCCTTGTTATGATTGTGGTAGTACAATATTCTTACATCATACTAAGTTATGTGAGTTGGCAGAACCCAATGCCAAGCATGATTTACCAGCACGACCAGGCTCTCAACACTGGACAGGTGAAATTCCCAAAGGCTTACATACTATTCCAGGTTTACAGGAAGCAGATAGTCCAGCAATAGCACATACTGCTAAGAGTTTAGAAAATCCTCCTAAGGTCATGCAACATCGTGCCAAACGTGATCAAGAACGTGAGCGTCAATGGATGGGCACACAGATTGCCAAGAATGATCGCACTAGCAAAGACGACTGGGGCAACTTAAAAGAACTATCCAACGAAAAGCTAGGACAGTATAAGAAAGCCGCAGGAGCACAAGCTACAGCCGCTGATAAGGTAGGTGATACTAAACGTGCAGACAAACGTTTCAGTGGCATTGTTCGAGCAACTAAAAAGCAGTTTTCTAATGATACTAAAGGTGTGGCGGAACAAGGCTATGGAAATCACCCCTCACAGAGAGTAGATCCGCGGACTGGAAAGAAATATGTTCCACCAAAAAGTCCATTAGGGCAAGGTGTGGCGGAGAAAATGTTGCCCAAGAGTGCGTTTGCAGGCAGTGATAAACACAAGTTAGGATCAGCAGGACAGTTAAAAGGTTCTATGAAACGTCCAGCAAGAGCAGGTGATTTAGTTGGCGGCGATATGGAAGAAGAAAAACAACGCCTGGATCCTAGTTGTTGGAAAGGCTACAGAAAGCAAGGCACTAAAATGAAAGGCGGAGTTAGGGTCAATAACTGTGTTAAAGTTAGCGAAGATGTTGAAAACATCATGGCAGTACTCATTAATAAGATTATAGTAAATGAAGCAATACAAAATAAAAAGTGATAATATTGCTCCTGCAGATAGTTCAGATGACTGCCATCTTGACAAAAACGACCCTGCTCAAGAGATCAAAAGATTACAATTTCTAGGTGGTCTTGGTGGCGAGCAACGTCTAGCAGAATATCGTAGTAGCCAACGGACTGTAGAAAACATAACACATACTGCGGCTGAAAATGCCCGTATTATGCGTGAACAAAACATAAGACCAGGTACTCCCGAATGGTTTAAACTATGGTTCAGTTTGCCCTACTTAACAGGCGAGACAAAAAATAATAAATAACATATCATGGATCAATTACATCAAATTGCTAAAATTGCTTTTGCCAGCGAATTTAGTTTCGCATTAAAAGCACAGAACTTTCACTGGAATGTAGAAGGCAGTGACTTCTTTGAATATCACGCATTGTTTGAACAAATATACAACGAAGTATATGGAAGCATTGACGACTTTGCTGAAAATCTACGTAAACTACAAACTTATGCTCCTGCTAGCTTATCACGTTTTAATATGTTGAGCAAAGTAGAAGATGAAACTGAAATTCTTCCTTTAGACGCAATGGTTAAAGAGTTGCTCATGGACAATGAAAAGATGATTGTTATTTTAAAGAAAGCCTACGCGGCATCAGAAGCCGCAGGAGAGCCAGGGTTTAGTAATTTTTTAGCAGATAGAATTGATGGTCATCGTAAACATGGCTGGATGCTACGTGCAAGTTCTAAGGGACAAATGTAATGAGAGCCAAGGAATTTGTCATTGAGGGCGGTATGAAGAAAATGAATAAGATGCATCGGGCATCTATTAAAAGCGCCACGACATTTCCTAGTCTAAATATGAATGCTGGGTCAATGTATACCAATTACAGATTTGGTATAGCCTTAGCTGGAGCCCCTCACTACCCTACTGAGGCAGACAACTACATTGCCGGAGACCCATTGTTGTCTCCATACACTGAAGAAGAAATGGATATGATTAACGCGGCTGCTGTACAAGTTGGAGCAGGTGAGAAACAGGTATGGAGTAGTAAACGCAGTGAAGAAATTCCCGGAGTTAATGCAGTCAGCCCTATTAGTAATTGGATGAATAAAAAATGAACAACGAATTCAATATAAAAAAATATGAAAACGCCACAGTCTATACGTTAGAATCAGCAACTGGTGGTGGTACTAGTTCTGGGTCAATAGCAAGTGTAGATATGCCTGTGGGGGGAATGCAAAGACGTGCTTCATTGGTCACTTCAGAAGCTAATAAAGATAAACCAACTCAAACTAATCCTGTGGCCAAAGCCGCACAACGAGTAGCAAAAGGTTCGGGCACACATAAGAATCCAAAAAAAGTTCTTCCACGTAAAGAAAAACATAGAAAGCCGATGGCTGAGGATCATGAAATACAAATGGCCAGTAGCGAGCTACAAAGCATTGCTAAGAACGCTGTAAACTTATTGTCTCTAGTACGCAAGTACAACGAACAGGATGGTTTAGAAGCATGGCAACAAAGTAAGATAACTAAAGCCGCAGATTATTTAAATTCTGTATTACAAAGTGTTAGTGGTGAACAGAGTGACATGGACGGTGATCTTGATGAAAGAAACATAAACCAACCACGTGAGGTTGCACACAAACCTGTAATACTATCTGCAGAGGATGATGGCAAAACAATCACAGTCAAGGTTCGAGTGCCAGATGGCACCGAACGAACAATTGCAAACTCAAACCCAGCCGTTATCCAACAATGGCTAAATGTCAAATACGGACTAAAACTTCCAACCAACATTGCTAAAAAGTTTGTTGGTATGCCAATGTCAATGGCAGAAAGTGTTGAAGATAGAACAAGCTATCAAGTTGCTAAAATATTAGCTGCCAAAGGTGTTAAGTATGATTCATCTAAAGAAGGCCAGTTAATAACTGCAATCGGCGACGTCATGATAAATGAGTTGGGCATGGATAAGAAACTAGTAAGAAATATTATCTACCGTGATGACGATTTTCTTGCTGACACACTAAGTGAATTACATCATATGAGCAAAGATGTAGATGAAGGACAGGGCAGGATGCGTGGCAATCCAGGTGCATACGATGCTGATGTTAGAGCAAGTCAATCAGGCATGAGCCGTGGTCCAGACCATAGAGGTTTAGGACAAGAACTGGCACACGAAAAAAATAACTATGCGGTGGCTATTGATGGTAAGACATGGAAAGTATTTGCTGATAAGAGCCATGCACAAAATGTTGCTAAGTCACTACAAGCCAAAGGAAAGAATGCAACTGTACATCCTACAGGTGCTAATCCTACAGAAAGTATTGAAGAACGCACTGAAGTAAAAGACAAAGATGGCAAAGTAGTAAGCTGGAGAGACGAAACACCGTGGCGTAAAGCTGAGAAAAATAAAAATGGTCAACCTAAAGATCCACGAGGTACAGTCACTAACCTAAGCGACAAAGCACGTAGAGAAACTGAAAAGAACGTAAAAGAAGATGCCTATATGGAATCTTTAGCAGATAGTTTGGCAGAAAAACTAGATCCTCATGCAGAGCCAGAGGTGTGGGTTCAAGATTTTCAAAAAGCAAATCCAAACAAATACCACCAATTTAAAAATAAAACTCCGCAGAAGAAAGCACAGATGGCCATTGCCGCTCGTTATGCGGCTTTAGAACCCAGCAAGAAAAAATGAAATTCAAGGAGTTCAAAGACAGCGATTATGAAATACATAATCATCCAAAGCTGGATCGAATCCTTGTAAAACTCTGCCAACTTGTAATCAAAGGAAAAAAAACTAATTCCGAGAAGTACGGAATGGTTGCGGCCTGTGTGTTAGATCCAAAAAATCAGACTGTTTTATGTGTTAACGAGGCTACTGAAGATGGAACCAGAAAACACGCAGAGCGTGTCGCTATTGAAAGATATGTTGAAAAATACGGAGATATACCAACTGGCAGTATTATTTTAACTACACTAAGTCCTTGCAACGAAGACGATACCGAAATGGCAGATGGGCGATATGGTGAAAGCTGTACAGACTTAATCAATAATAGCAATGTTCGAAAAGTATATTGCGGTTATATGGATCCTAGTCAAGATAATGAACATAACAAATACACCTTAGAAGCAACATCTAATGGCGACATTCGAGAATTGTGCAAAAAGTTTGCAGATACATTCTTAGAAGATGACGTAGACGAGTCCGCCGCCTGGCGTCGTAAAGCAGGCAAGAGCAAGTCAGGCGGATTGAATAAAAAAGGTGTTGCCTCTTATCGTAGAGAACATCCTGGTAGCAAACTGCAAACAGCAGTGACTACTAAACCTAGTAAATTAAAAGCTGGGAGTAAGGCTGCCAAACGACGTAAATCATTCTGCGCTAGAATGGGCGGCGTTGACGGTCCAATGAAAAAACCCAACGGTGAACCAACACGTAAGGCACTGGCATTACGTAAATGGAACTGTGAATGAAAATCACCGATCTTATAGAAAACTTTGCAGATGGTCGTCACCCTGAAGATAAAGGCGACAGCAAACGTCATCATGTTCCTACCAAAGCCAGCGTTAGCACATTACGCAAGGTTGCCAAGCAAGGTGGCAGAAAAGGCCAATTAGCCCACTGGATGGCTAATATGAAAGCCGGTAGAGCTAAAAAGAACAAATAATTCTCCATTATAGTTTGACATTTGACAGTTAACCCTGTATACTAGCACATAGGAGAATAACTATGAGCAAAGTGTTTGGTGAGCCAGAAAAGGCAAAAATTCGTCAACTAATCGCCGAAGGCGTGACAGTTCTGCAAGAAGTTCAAGACCTCAACGAAGGATTGAACGATACTATCAAAGCAGTGGCAGAAGAACTAGAAGTAAAACCTAGTACAATTAAAAAAGCAATTAAAGTTGCCCAAAAAGGTGACTGGGAGCGTGTGTTTACTGAGTTCGATGACTTAGAAACTATTGTTGACATCAGCGGTCATGCTATTCGTCAAAGTGATCTTGACTCACAAAATCCAAATCGCAACGGCGACAATGATTAATACAATTTTTAAACCTACATTAGAATGGATTAAAGAAGATTATGCTAGCAATCGCTTTCGTTTTTGCGTTGAGCTTATTGCTTGGGCTATTAGCATTGGGTGTTCAATTACTATGGCTCTCACAGTCCCCAATCCGCCCCTACTTTCTTTGTACCCTATATGGATCATCGGCTGTGGTCTCTATGCTTGGGCTAGTTATACTAGGCAATCATTTGGCATGTTGGCTAACTACCTGCTATTGGTGACTATAGATTCTGTAGGCCTGATTAGAATGTTAGCTAAATATTTTTGAGAACGGTTCAGCGAACCATAAGTCGCTACTAAGAAGGTTGCCGGCCATAAGCGGTAGGAGAAAAATATGAGCTATGTAGATGCCATCTGGGATCGCGAAACAGACATCGTCAATGTTGTTGAGCGAGATCCTAAAAAAGGAAGAATATTCCAAACTTATCCAGCCCGATATCTGTTTTACTATCCAGATGCTCGCGGCAAATTCAAATCAATCTTCGGCGAATCCTTGACCAAGGTCACTGCCAAGAATCACAAAGAATTTATCAAAGAACAAAAAATACATTCGTCACACAAGTTGTACGAAAGTGATATCAATCCTGTATTCCGTTGTCTTGAAGAAAACTATCTAGGCAAAGATGCTCCAAAATTAAATGTAGCGTTCTGGGATATTGAGGTGGACTTTGATCCAGAACGTGGCTACGCAAGTCCCGATGATGCGTTCATGCCAATAACTGCCATTGCTGTTCACCTACAATGGTTAGACACCCTGGTATGTCTTGCGGTACCGCCAAAGACTTTAACAATGGAACAGGCAACAGAACAAGTCAAAGACTTTCCTAACACTATCCTGTTTGAAACAGAAGCAGACATGCTAGACACATTCTTAGACCTCATCCAGGATGCAGATATTTTAAGTGGCTGGAACAGTGAAGGCTTTGATATGCCCTATACTGTCAATCGGATTATCAAAGCTCTGAGCAAAGAAGATACTCGCAGATTATGTTTGTGGGATAAGTTCCCTAAAAAGCGCGAGTATGAAAAATATGGCAAGGCCGCTGTCACATATGACCTACACGGGCGTGTACACTTAGACAGTCTTGAACTATATCGCAAATACACATATGAAGAACGCCATACTTACCGATTAGATGCTATTGGGGAACTAGAAGTAGGCGAAAGTAAGACTGTCTATGAAGGCACACTAGATCAGCTTTATAACAATGACTTTAAAAAGTTCATTGAATACAATAGACAAGACTGTGCATTGTTAGATAAACTTGATAAAAAACTTAAATTTTTAGATCTAGCCAGTACCGTTGCTCACGAAAATACTGTATTGCTACAGACTACTATGGGTGCCGTGGCAGTGACTGAGCAGGCTATTATTAACGAAGCCCACCATAGAGGCATGATTGTTCCCAGTCGTCCCAAAAGAGATGAAACTATTAACACACAGGCCGCAGGTGCGTATGTTGCCTATCCTAAAAAAGGATTACACGACTATATAGGATCAATGGATATTAACAGTTTGTATCCGTCAGTGATTCGTGCATTAAACATGGGTCCAGAAACTATTATTGGGCAATTGCGGCAAGATTATACTAAAGAAGAAATTGAAAATAAGATAGCTAAAAATTCAAGTTTTGCGGCGGCATGGGAGGGCAAGTTTGCCGCCAATGAATATGAACTTGTTATGTCTCAGGATCGTGCCCACGATATTATCATCGACTGGGAGAATGGTGAAACCAGTGTTATGAGCGGTGCTCAGATCTATGAGGTAATCTACGAAAGCAACAAGCCCTGGATGCTTTCAGCTAATGGCACAATCTTTACCTACGAGTTTGAAGGTATTATCCCCGGCTTGTTAAAGCGTTGGTATGCTGAACGTAAAGAGATGCAGGCCAAATTAAAAGAATGTATTAAGGCAGAAAATAAAATTGAAGAAGAATATTGGGATAAGCGACAGCTCGTTAAAAAGATTAATCTTAATAGTTTGTATGGTGCCATTCTTAACGCCGGTTGTAGGTTTTTTGATAATCGCATTGGACAATCTACTACATTAACGGGTCGGTGTATTGCTCGACATATGGCTAGTAAAATCAATGAAGTTATAACAGGTGAATACAACCATGTTGGAAAATCTATTATATACGGTGACACTGACAGTGCTTATTTTAGTGCTTATAATACTCTCCGAAAAGAAATAGATAAGAAAGAAATACCTTGGGACAAAGATACAGTGGTTAAATTGTATGACAGCGTATCTGAAAGTGTTAATGATACATTTCCAGAATTTATGATGGATGCATTCCACTGCCCAAAAACACGCGGTGATGTTATCAAAGCAGGTCGTGAGATTGTTGCTATTAAGGGCTTGTTCATTACTAAGAAGCGTTATGCTGTATTGTACTATGACAAAGAAGGCAAACGTACAGATATAGAAGGCAAGCCAGGCAAAATTAAAGCCATGGGCTTGGATTTGAAACGTAGTGACACTCCAGAATTTATGCAAAAGTTTTTAGAAGAGATCTTGACTGATGTACTTAACGGTGCAGAAGAAAAAGATGTATTGGCACGTATTAGTGAATTTAGAACTGAATTCAAAGCAAGACCCGGATGGGAAAAGGGTAGTCCTAAACGTGCTAACAATATTGCCGAATATCAAGCCAAAGAAAAGGCAGCAGGCAAGGCAAATATGCCAGGGCATGTTCGAGCCAGTATTAACTGGAATACTCTAAAGCGTATGAACGGTGACAAGTATTCACAAAACATTGTAGACGGCATGAAAGTTATTGTCTGCAAACTCAAAGATAATCCGTTAGGATTTACCTCCGTAGCTTATCCAACAGATGAACTACGATTACCCAAGTGGTTTCAAGAACTGCCGTTTGAACACGCAGAAATGGAAACTACTATTATCAACAATAAGCTAGAAAACCTAATCGGGGTATTGGAATGGGATTTAGAATCAACGACCCAGAACAATACATTTGCAAGTTTATTTGATTTTGAATAAAATTTATTTGACTTTAACCATTTTTCTAAATATAATACATGAAAGGACTATAACATGAAAGACATTTTAGCAGACATCGTAGCACACACAAACAAATTAGGTTTTCTTAATATTGTTAAAATAACTGGTACAGAAGATAAAACCCTTATCGACTCTATGGCAGAAGACCGTTCGGTTATTTTGTATGCAGAGACCGCAGATCCACATCCTGATATGATCGGTACATTCGGTATGCCGCAGTTGGAAAAATTGCAATACTTACTCAACGGTTCAGAATATAAAGACGGTGCAAAAATTGAAGTGACTATTGCAGATCGAAACGGAGAAACTATTCCTGTAGGTTTGCACTTTGAAAACAAAGATGGCGATTTTAAAAACGATTATCGGTTTATGAATCAGGCTATCATTGAAGAAAAACTTAAGACTGTTAAGTTCCGCGGAGCCAAGTGGGAAGTAGAAGTAAATCCGGCATTGAATGCTATTCAACGTTTTCAGTTCCAGGCAGGTGCTAACACAGAACACACAACGTTCTTGGCTAAGACAGACAGCGATATTTTAAAATTTACATTTGGTGATCAAAGTACACACGGTGGTGAGTTTACATTTGCCACTGGTATCACAGGTAAATTAACTAAAACATGGGCTTACCCAGTTAATGCTGTATTGAGTATTCTCAAAGCCGCAGATGTAAACAATACAGTTATGAGCTTCAGTGATAGTGGTGCTATGCAGATTACATTGGATAGTGGTTTAGCAACTTACAAGTATATCGTACCAGCACAAGCATGATAAAAGGTATATCGTCAACTGGCCGTTATATTTCGGTATCGGGAGGTAATACTTCCGGTCCCTATATTAGTCCAGGATCTGCAGGAGCAGGAATGGTTCGATGGAATCCTAATATGAGCCAACTTGAGATCAATGATGGTAATAGTTGGCTTTCTCTATCAACAAGTTATGCATCAATCAGTTTAACAGACGATGCAATACGTCTATTAGATTGGGCTAACAAAAAGATGGATGAAGAAGAGGCTATGCTGTCTCTACCCAATGACCACCCCGCAATAAAGATTGCTAAACAAAATGTTAATCGTGCAAAACAGGCATTAAAAGAAGCAGAAGAGCAATTAAAAATAACATCAATATTAAGCGAAGAACAATGAATCCACCAGTTAATCTAACCCCATTGCAAAAAGACTATGCTGTCTATTTGCCAGCTATCAGTAGTTTTTATTCTACCTATATTGCTAAACAACGATTAGAAGAATTTGTACCTAAGAATCGTATTCCTGCTGGGTTTGATCGTGGTATTGAAGGTATGAATTTCCTTAATCCAGAACAAGGATATTTTACATACAAGTACGGGCTCTATTCAGCAGGTCATGCACAATTGGATCTTCAAAAGAGTCTAACACAAGAATCAATGATTCAACAACGAGATCGTAATAACACTATGATCCTCGGTGACTCAGGTGGATACCAGATTGGTAAGGGTGTTCTTAAGTTTGATTGGTTAGACTTTGAAGGTAAAGAAGCTACTAAGACTCGTCAAAAGATTCTAGAGTGGCTCGAAGTCACTGCTGATTGGTCTATGATGCTAGACGTTCCTACTTGGGCCTGTGATCATATTCACAGTCCAAAAACTGGTTTGAAAACATTTGAAGACTGTCTAGATAAGACTCGATATAATAACGACTACTTCTTAATGAATCGTTTAGGACAAACTAAATGGCTTAATGTTCTACAAGGCAGTGATTGGGATACTGCTGAAAAGTGGTATGACGGTGTAAAAGAATTCAGCGACCCTAAAGGCAAGTATGCAGGGCGAGAAGCAGAAGGTTGGGCCATGGGTGGTGCTAACATGTGCAAGATGGATATTACTCTTAAGCGTCTAATGACATTGAGAGAAGATGGTTTGCTGAAGGGCAAAAACTGGATCCACTTCTTGGGTACAGCACAGTTAGATTGGTCATGCTATCTAACATTAATTCAACGACAAATTAGGAAACACCTCAATGAAGAACTTACCATCTCTTTTGACTGCGCATCACCGTTCATCGCAACAGCACACGGACTTGTCTACACAAATGCAGTCCACACGCCAAAAAGGTGGAGTGTTATTATGGACAAAGCCCCAGACAACAAAGTACTTGCAGGAAGCGACGTCCCATTCCCCTTTGAATCGACAATCGGTCGCCGGTTGACAATGACGGATATTGCCTATTATAATATAGGCAAACGTAAAACGGATAAGGAATTAGCTGGTGTTAAGTTTGACCATTTGAATCCAGAACACTATCATGAAGTTCCTAGACTTAATAAGCTAGGCAAGATTCCAAACAAAACAAGTTGGGATAGTTTTGCTTATGCTCTAATGATGGGGCATAATGTAGAATGCCATATTGTTGCTGTACAACGTGCTCAACAGTTAATGGACATTGAAATTGCCAAAGTTAAAGATCGTCTAACATGGAAACAATGGAAGAAAGTCAAAGGCTCAGATATGAGTGACGAGTATAGTGATTGGGTACCTCGCAATATTCTATACTTTAGTTCTTTTATTGAAGATTTGTTTAATACTACTACAAAAGAAGAAGCCTTTAAAATGATTGAAGATGCTGGTCCATTTTTAAAGTCACTCGAAGGTGCTCGCTTACAAGGTGGTCCCGCACAGAATACATTTGGTAGTTTGTTTGAAATTGAAACAGTGACTAGTGCTGATGAGATCGATCTAGCCAATCCAGATGATGATGACCTACGTGCTCTTGAGGAAGAAATAACATCATGAAAAGAAACTACAATACAGGAACTTCCGATAGTGTGACGTTCTTTATCGGAGACGAAATTGAGCATACTCCTGCCTACGGTATGAGGACATTATTTGTGACTGGTGCTCACACTCCGATTCGTATTGAAGATATCCTCAATGATGCAAATTCTCAACTTGATGCCAGTAAACATATTAAACATATTTTCTTTGGTGCTAATCATAGTTTTCATCCAGAAAATAATTTAGAATGGCAACGTTGGGAAACTATGATTACATATTTTTTAGATAAAGAATATCTGTGTAGTTTAGATATTCCAATGAGTGCTGTAGAAGAATTTAACGATGGAGGATTAAACGATTACAATAATTTTATTCCGCAAATTCGAGTTCCTATTCCTTATGTAAAATTATGGAATTACAATACAATGATTAAAATCGATGACAAAGGTTTTAATGCAACAAATCCAGGCGTGTGGACACATAGTCTACATGAATTAAAAACCCGTGATAAGTTCACCCCCTGGAGTGCTTACGCAAACGACACTATTATATCATGAACGAAAATAAACTAATAGAACTAATGACTGCTCAAAACGAGTTGTTAAAGAAAATTGATTGGAAGCTGTGGGAAATCTACGGCATGATGAAAAAAGAATTAGAACCAACTACTGAAAGCAAAAAAGTAAAATGATTATTCGACAAGATGTTAGACCTAACAAGATGATTTGGGTGACCTTTAACAAAGAAGGTATGCACAAATATCCTGCGGCATTAACAGATCCCAACCTAGCAACAGGCGACGAATACGATGTTAGCTTCTTAGGCTATCCACATCGTCATATTTTCCACTTTAAGGTTTGGATCAGTGTGACACACGATGATCGTGATATTGAGTTTATTCAGTTCAAACGCTGGTTGCTAAATCTCTACAAAGATAGTATACTAGCATTAGACTACAAGAGTTGTGAGATGATGTCTGGAGATTTATATCAACAGATTTCACAAAAGTATCCCAACCGTGAGGTCTGGATCGAAGTCTCCGAAGATGGAGAAAATGGTTCATTTATTAAGTATTAATTTACAAGGAAAGTAAAAATGGCAGTTCCTGCTTATATTCAAAAAACCCTTCGTTTGAAACCCGAAGTTTCGAAGATTTTTGACGACTTAGATACATGGTTAGATTATTGCAGATTTAACATGATCAATTTTGATCCTGCAGATTTGTATCGTTCGAGAGACTATAAAGAATGGCAACGTAGACAAGGTGGATACGAGCGTAAGCCGTATCTAGGAAAAAATCCTAGACCTTACAACGGAAAGCCACGCAATGACAATTTTTCTAATTGATTTAGAAAGCGTAGAAACTAGGTACACGGGACAATGGAAGTCTCATGTACCTAATCTCTTACGAAAGGCAGGACACAATGTCAACATTATATCAGGTCCTACGGACATTCCTAGTGCTACCACTCCTGGCGCATTTCTCAACTTCGGCGGCACTAATATCTACAAAGCTAGTCAAGTTGAACAAATGGGCCGTTTATTTTGCTCCGGAGCAGTTAAGCCAGGTGATCATTTTTTGTTTACTGATGCTTGGCATCCTGGCATCATAAACTTAAAGTACATGAGTGAACTACTGAATATTCCAGTAGTCACACATGGCTTATGGCATGCTGGTAGTTATGATCCTCAAGACTTTCTCGGACGCCTTGTGGGAGACAAGCCCTGGGTACGTCATGCAGAGAAGAGCTTTTTCTACGCATTTGATCACAACTATTTTGCCACAGACTTTCACATTGGGATGTTTCGTGACAACTTGCTACAGACTAATCTAGGAACTATCTACGATTATACTGCATCCGGAAGGATTGTACGCACAGGTTGGCCCATGGAGTATATGGATAATACATTAACCATGTATAAGAACATGCCTAAGCGGGATCTTATTTTGTTTCCACATCGCATTGCACCAGAAAAGCAAGTTGATATCTTTCGTGACTTGGCCACACACTTGCCACAATATGAATTTATTGTTTGTCAAGATCAGCAACTAACAAAGAACGAATATCATAATTTACTAGGTGAAAGTAAAATTGTGTTTAGTGCAAGTTTGCAAGAAACACTAGGTATTGGTTGTTATGAAGGTTCTATTGTAGATGCTGTTCCTATGGTACCCGATCGGTTGTCATACAGTGAAATGTATTATGAAGGATTTAAATATCCCAGCGAATGGACGCAAGATTGGGATAGTTATCTAATTCATAGACAAGAATTGTGTCATCACATTATTGTCACAATGACTCATTACGATAAGAGACTTCCACAACTACGCAAACAAGCAGTTGATCTAACTGAAAACTTTTTTAGTGCAACCAAATTATTGGAAAATTTAAAATGAAATGGTTTTTAAATACACTTGAACGATTCGGTCGTAGACGCATAGTAATGGATAGACAAGATAATGAGCCATACCTTGAACGATATTATTTGTTCCTTAAAGACAGAAAGCGTTTTCCCTTTAATGTCTTTCTACATAAGTTTCTTAAATCAGATCCCGATGACGTGCATGATCATCCATGGTCTTACGCTACTCTAATTTTAAAAGGCGGTTATTATGAATGGACTCCTAACTTTGATTCGCAAGGTGCCAAGATCGGTGAGACACGGCATTGGCGTGGTCCTGGGCACTTCCGTATTTGCCCTGCTAATAGCTATCACCGTGTTGAGCTTAAAGAAGGAACAGACTGCTGGACAATGTTCATGCCTGGTCCACAAAGGCGTGAA